TCTCAGCGATTCATCTACGAAGCACGTCTCCGAACTTTGACCCGAAGTTTTGTGCTGCCTCATCCCGCGAAGCAGCACACTCAGGTTTTATGGCACGGTGCAAGCTGAAGCCGTGCTGTCGGGTGCTGTGTGATCTATGGTTGTGGCGGTTTGGAATTGTCCAGTCCGGTCGTCGCCGTCCTTGAAAAACAGAACGTAAACCAATCCTGCATCCCAATCCTTCGCGGCCCGGTTTCGCAAAACTCCTATGATGCGGCCGTTCTCGAAGTCTTGCGTCACCACGTTGGGCTCCGTGCCACACTGCCACTCCCTGCCGCCGAGTTTCGAGTAGTGATCCGGGTTGTGCGCCCACAGGTAGGCGAGAGTTCCGAACGGCGGACCCTTTGGGCGATCAAATGCGTGGTATGGCTTAAACTTATCTTCTAGGGCCTTTTCATCCTGCCAGTCGCCATCCGGCGTCCAGTTCTCAACTTCTTTCTCGAAGTGGCCATCCGCGAACATCACATAGAAGCCATTCAGCGACCAGACATGAGTTCCGTTCTCGAATACTCCCTGGTAAGTGACATTCTTTGGAGAAGGTTGATAGTTTCCTACTGGCGCACCCAATCGCCGCCCGAAGTGATCAGCGTAGATATGTTGAAATGGTCCGTAGATGGGGGCGCTGGCTGACTTCGCCGCCAAAAACGCAAACGCTCCCAAAACTCCCAAAAGTACCGGAATCACTAACGCCCATAAATTCCAGTATCGTGCAGCAGTTTGATTCATTGTTATTCCTCCGTAAAAAGGTTCTTTTGCTCCTGGTCAAGTCTCACCGAAAGCCATCTTCCGCAGAACAAATCTAAAAGTCTCGGCACTTGCTCACCATTCTTCCTCTCAAGACTCCGCCCCTATTTAACTCTTTAGAGCTGCCAAATCCGCTTGCAAGGTTGCCAAATCAAATCCGCTCGGCGTTAACTGTGTGGCTTTGTCGAGCCAGTCTTCAGTGATCACGACGTAGGCTTCGTCCGCGAATTTAGTGAACCACTCCCACGTCATTCCTTGCCGCTGGCCCCAGGTGATGCAATTGGTTCCTTCTGACCCGTAGCCGAAGTTTGGAATGCTGTGGCCGCCTTCGATGGTGTTGTCTTCGTGTAGCGAGACGCTCCAAGGCTGGTGACCGGCGAACTGATCCATGGCCGATTTGGGTAATCGGACTCCGAGATTCACCGCACCGAACATCCAAATGGCTTGCTTAATGGTCTGCTGGCTTGGCCCAACCGAGGCCCAGCCGAGTATTTTATGGCCTGCAATTCCGTTCGATTGCCAGTAGGCCAGCACGTCTGTAATCGCCGCGCCGTTGTCGTTCGCGCCGCTTATTTGGTCGAAGCCGCTTACGGCACTGTAGGCATTGAGCACATCGAGGTTGGTCGGTACTACCATTGGCCCGGTATGCGATGTAACCAGCATCAGCATGTGAGCGATCGCGGCACAGGTGCAATCCCCGTACTCATCGTTATCAAACATGCCCCAGAGCGAAGGTGGAACTTTGTATTCGCGCCAAACCTTCCTCGGCACATCACGGCGTACCATTTCCGTCGTATACTTCGCCATCATTAGCGTTTTCTGGTGCTGTTTCGGTGCCAGTTTGCCGAACTTCATTTGATGATCTCCCGTTCGATACTGGCTGCAATCAGTACCGGACGCGAGGCCATCCCCGCGCGCTCTTTCTACTTACCCTCCGACCTTAACCAAATTCCCGCACGACGTATCCCCTAAGCACACATTCTTGAGCCATTGATCATGCAGTGCGCTCGGACTGGGTAGACTTGCTGCCGCTTTTGCCATCCGGCTTTTCGTGGATGCTGCATTCACTTGGGGCCATGCCGCTGCCATAGCGCCGACAGTTGTCGTTACCAGATTCACCCATGCGGTCGTCTTTTGAACTACAGTCGGATCGGAGATGTGCGCCGCTGCTAGGTTTTGTGGCAGGTTGGTTTGAAGTGACTGACAGGCCGCCACGAGCTTTTGCAGATCGCTAGTTGAGCCCGACGCCTTCCATGTGTCGTAGTCTTTCTGGATGACGTTCAGTCCTGCTGTGGCTAGTCCGGTAATAACCTGCAGCGCAGCAGAGTCGGCTGGCGAGATTACCCCCAGAGCGGTTTCCAAACTTGCCGCTGTTTGCAGACATAAATTGATGTCCGCGAGCACCTGGTCTACTGTGCAAGCGAAGGTAAATACCGTACAGATGAGCAGAACTGCTGTGAACTTATGCTTCATTGATTGCTCCTTTTAGTTTTCTGAGTGCGAATTCAAATTCTTGCCCTGCAATGTGATGGCTTCCAGTCGGAAGCCATGTATTCCGTAAATTCGCGTGAGCCTTGCGCTCGATTCGCGCCAACGTGGAGTAGAAGGCAGAGATTCTTGTCTGAATCGTCTCGCTTCCACCCGTTCATTCCGGTGCTCCTGATGTGTCCCAACTCAATCTCGCGATAGTCATCGAATGGTTCGCCGCACGCCGCGCACGCATTGCACTTTCTTAGCAGTTCGTCCTTCCTTCGGCGCTTCGCTGCTGGCGTTCTCTCAATATGCCCATCCGGATACTGCCGAACTCCCGCTCCCACGTATCGCCATCTTGGTTCTGACTTCTTTCCTCTTTCTGGCCTCTCTCCTCTACCGCAACAGGTAGTAGAGTTTTTGTGGCCCGGAATTGGGCAAGGGCGAGAATTCATTTCTTATCCCTGATTGTGGTCCCGCACAGCAATATTCCGACGAGCACGAATCCCATGATGTAGTGATCGCGCCAAATCAGAAGTCCGCTAATCGTGCCGACTCCGAGCCACACTAAGATGAAAGCCGTTAGATTCTTCATGCTTGACTCATTCCACTTTGAACGGTAAAGTACTTCGTATGAGCGTATTGGACCATATCGCGTATTCCAACGAGCGGTACGTTCAATCCCCAGCGCCGATTTATCGTGCTCATTGCCACGACTTCCTCCCCATGCCTTCGTTCTCCCTCGATCCAGAAAATATTCCACTACTGCGGGATGACGAAGTCGAAGTCATTTTCCTTTGCCGCTGCGGGGAAGTCGCGCCTTAATTAGTCGATAGAACTTATGCCCCTGTCCGCGATAGTCGGGCTTGCCCATCTTCCATTCTGGATGCATTTCGTTAATCACTTTCAACTGGCGCATGTATTCCTTGAGCGTGGCGGGGCGCACGACGCGCAGAGGAAACGGCGATGGGCATGCGAAACATTCCGTAAGCAATTGCCCCATAACATATGCGTTTAATTTGAGTCCGACGATGACATGCTTGCGTTTTTCGATGAGATCCGCTGTCAACTTCATAACTTCATCTGCATGGATTCTTTTCACAGTTCCTCAATCTCTATCCCGTAAACCGACTTCATCAGCTTGCGTTTCAGGATGTACGTCTTCGTCTTGGCGCCCTTCGCGTCCACTACATGCAACTTCCCGCCTACCTGCGCGTCTAAATAAGTGAAATCGGCGACATAGGCCAGTTGATTCTCGTTCCTGAGTGTCCCTTTCTGCGCTGGCACCAAAACAAATCTCACTTGCTTCTGTAGGTCGAAAATCTTTCCCCGCGATGCCAGGATGTCTAACCCTGCTCCTACATTCGCCTCGCGCTTGGACGCGTACCCGTTGGTCGGCTCGTTCTTGTATTTCCGGCCGTAGAGAGCGCGATTTACTTCGGCCACCGTAGCCTTACTCATACCGAAGTCAGTCATGCCGCTTTCCTCTGCCCACACTGGGCCACAAATTCTAAAATTAACTTCCACAATTCAGGACGCTCATTCCGAATTCGCCCTAATAACTGCAAAGCCTTCCAAGCTCTGAGCCTCATCGAAAATACGTCGTAGAGATCAGTCATCGACTCATTCCGCGAAAAAGTTTCGAGCGCCAGACCCGATGCAAATTTCCCTTTTTCCCCGCTAACTTCGAGCGCTTCACATTCTCAGTAGCTTCCATGTAGCCCAAAGTCTTTGCGACTTCCTTCATGCGAGGCCCGAGGGCCGCCAAATTATGCGTAGCAACCTCTGACGAAACTTTCGCAAGCTCGGTGAGCACTTCATCGACCGTGAAATATTCAAGTCGTCGGGCCACGGCCAAAATGCAGCCATCGATATATCTGCGCCAAACCGGATCGGCATGCGCATCAGCAGCTTCCATTCCGATCTGAGCTTCGGGCGGAAGCTTCTGCTCAAAGTCGATTTGAAACTGGAGAGTCATGCGACTTTCTTCCACGCCTGCTTCTTGATCCATTCCAGTCCCGAGAAACTCCAGCGCTCTATCACTGCTTCATTGACCTGCTGCCAGTCAGTCGGGTCGGACGAGCGGAGCGCCAGAGCATAGGTCACCGCAATATCCTTGCGGTGCATTTCTTTACTTGCGATCTCACGCAAGAGTGTTGCAGTCGTGTTTACGAGTTCGAATGTCATTTACGCTCCTGCCAAACTTGCCAAGTAGTGATCCTGTTGCGCTGCTGAAAGTAAGTGAACGTTCCAACATGCCGAGCAGAGAATGTGACCTCGCCCACACTTCCCACACCAGCAATTCGCCGCCGGATGAGAGTTAAATAATTCTCGGCAGTCTTCGCAGATGTAAGTTTCTATTTCAGTAAGGGGCATTTACTCTCCTGCTGCCTTAGCTTTCCTAACTACAAATCTTTTTTATCTACTACGCATCTTCGCTGTGAAGTCTCTACCGGGTCCCTGCCCTCCATCGACAGTGGACCCGGTTGAGAGTCAGTACCCCGAAGCCCTAGCCTTCAAGGCATTTGTCGCTCCAGGCACGCCCGCAACGTCTCCCCTGCAGCCGATCCGCGACATCAATCGCGCGATGTTGCTTTCGATGCTTTCGATGATTGGGTAGAGTTCCCACAGGCGACCATCCAAATGTGCGGACGGTACGGCCTCAGGAACGTCCTGCGCCTCTCCTTCTCCCACTACGTCGCTGCGAAGTAGGTCTGTGCGACGCTTGATATCTTTCAGGCGATTCCGAATCTCGCCCATTGCGTTCAAGATGTCCGTTCGCTCTCCCTTTTGCGCTTGCGTTTCCATACTCACCACCTTCTTCCCTGATTGAGGGCAGGGACCCCGAATACTTTCACCAACAAAACTGCTTAGTAGACTATGAGATTTATTTTCATTCACTCCCTACAGACTTCAATTTCCCATCTCTCAAAACTTTTACTTTTGATCTAACATCTCCCGAGCTCCATCTCCACCAACAGTTGCAACGAGTCACTGCTGTATTCCCATTTTCAGTTACTACTTTTTTCCATCCTGATCCGCTGCAGCTTTCACAACTTCTGTTTGGATACCAGCGAACTCGAATCGGGTCAGGCATTGGCGGCGCTCGTGAGTTTCTTCAGGAGTTCCTCGTCGTACTGTTTCGCGCAATCGAAGCAGAGCCAGCCGACGATTTTCTCGAAACTGCGCTCTTTCAGGTGAATCACCTTGCACTCTTGGCAGCGAATCCCACGACCCTCTGAATCTAAGAAATCTTTGAAACATCGGCGGCACCAGCCATCCCGTGCGCCGTCATCCCTCAACAAGTCTTTGGCTGTCGTCGCTGTGTCACATTTCGCCATAACTATTTCGCTCTCTGACGTTTCACAATCTCAACCATCTGACTCTGTAATAATTCCTTGCGCTCTCGGTAGTAAGAATTCGGCCAGGGTTCCAAAACTTTCGCTTGCGACAACTTTGCGAACGCTTGCCGCAAATCAGCCGGAAGATTCGAGATTTCCACACTTTCCTTCCGACTGCTGTTAATAGATTCTTTTAAGTTCATAAGTACCTAGTAGCCGTAGAAGGGGGCACTATCGTCTGTGGATTTAAGCGCCGCTGCCAACGCCTTCTGCTCCAAGCGGCTGCGAAATTCGGCGGCTGTTTGTGAACCCTTACTGGAGTTACATGGTCTGCAAGACGGCACCAAATTATCAATTGAATTACTACCTCCCCTTGACAGCGGTTGAAGATGGTCCTTGGTGATATTCCGGCCGCTCAATTCCAACTCGCACCAGTAGCAGAGGTAGCGAGCAAGTACAAGTTTCATAAGCCATTCCCGTTTAGTGTGCGTCCCCGGAAATGCGTACAAGACAACTCGATTAGTCCTATCCTTAATCCACTCAAGTCTCCCATCCACCACCCGGTAGTACTGCTTTCTGCACTTAGCGGAGTGCCAAAGAACCCGCTTACTCCGCGTTATAAACTGCACCCCACATGGGCATGTCAGGATCTTCGCGAGGGAGTCTTTCACGTTCCATCGCTTCATCAGGGCAACCGCCTCCGGAATGATCACGACCCTGTTATTGTCTCTGTACATAACCTGTTAATCCCCCTGCGGTTTCGGTGGCCAAAAAACTTTCCACACAATTGACAACCTTTTCCACAACCTACCTTCGCATCCCAAAACTCAACGACCTAGCCGGAATTTCCATCACACACATAGCCGCTGTAGTTCCTAATGGTGACTCACTTCGTACTGTGTCACTCAAACAAGCTCGACATAAGCCCATGGTGAATTCTGGGTAAGGGCAGCCTGGAGTTACACACTTGACGCTGAGAATTACTGTTTCCATCGTTTTCCTCTCGGCAAATTCTTCCACCGTCCGACTAACCGCAGTTCCTCCCGGAGTACTTTAAAAAACCTCGTTCGCGGCGTCATGCTTCTAATAAGCCGTCGAAGTTGGCTTTCGTTAAACCGTAATTGCCTACCGTAAAGAGTCACTTTGGCTCGACTAACTCACCTTTGTTCCCGTAGGAACATTCATACCTAAGCGATCCGCCATACTCGTATCCCGCCTGGTATCCGCCGCATTGTGAATCTCCAACCCGTTTTGTAACTGGCATGTGCAATAGAGGCCGTCAGGCAATTGGACAATCTCCTCCACTCCTCATCGCTGCACGGCACAAGAAAACTCATGCCAACCTGTTTCAATAACCGAAATGAATACTTGCGCTTGTAATCGCCCTTTTCTGGGATCGGGATGTTGTACTCGACCGGGAAGTCGTAGTGCCTCATGCTCGCTTCCCTTCGCGGTAGCTTTCCTCGCGCTCAGACCTCTGCTGTGCCCTCCTGGTAGCCTCTGCTGCGCATTCCCAAGCGATCTGCGCGGCGAATACGGCACAGTAGTCAATTCCTGCCACACCTAGAATCTGCTTCGCTATATGCCTTCGTGGATCGTTTATTGCGTCCCGAGCTCTAGTGAGACATTCTTCAAAACTCATGAAGTCTTCGATAACCATGCTTGCGGTCGCCTCCCTTGTGGTCTTGGAATATTGAATTCATCCATGTGGCGGGAGATTGTGTTTCGGTGATGACCGAGACGCGCCGCCGCTTTGACTTGATTCCCGCCTTCTAACGCCAAAGCGGTAATGAGAATGCGTTTCTCTAACTGCCTGACAATTTCTTGCGGATCGGCTTTATTCTCTAAGGCATGATCGGCAAGGCGGTCGAGAGTGTCTTTCAATTCAATCGCTTTCACTTCTTTTCGGCCTCCATCTGGTGCGGCGTGTGCGCGACTCGCTCACTCAATCGTTTGTAAAGCCCGGAGCCGCCAAAAAAGCTAGCCAGCAGGAATGCGGGGACGAACCACCAGCCAGAATGACCTCTCCAGAAAACGATGTAACCGCATCCGGCAAAGATCGCTAGACTCACAAGCACATCTCCCACGAACCAAACGATGAGAACGATATCGCTCAAGACTTTTCTCCTGCCTGGTGCGGCGTGTAGTTGAGGTTCCAGGAGTTCAAACGGTTGAGCAGTTCAATCATTTCTGTTAATGCGGGGCCGTTCCCCGCACGCAGCTCGATTCCACCGGTGTAATACCAGAGTGCGATCCAGAGCCTGTCGTAATCTTCCCGGCTCATGGTGAGGATCACCGAATCGCCCTTCTCTTCGTAGCTCATAAGCGCAGCCCCGTCCATTTGCCCCTCTTCGGTTTCGCAGCGGGAAGCTGAAGCACGTCATTCCGGCTCGCGATAAAACGAAAGAGCGCTTGCCCGAGTGCCTTCTGCCTCGGCAGAAGGGATAAAGGTGTTTGAGTGAGACGATAGAGAAGAATTTCTGCCATCGGCTCTATTACTGCCTCGGTGAGGATCACTTGCCCGTCCACTTCGGAGTAGCTCATCAGACAAGTCCTTCCTTCGCTGCTTCCATCGCGCCCTGATGCAATTCCTGCGCTTGTTCGAGCGTCCATTCGTGCATCTCCATGCAGGCATCGTGCATTCGACTACCGATTATTGAGGCGATATCCCCCATCGGGATAGTTCCACCCAAGTCGGAGTGAATTTCCCGGAACAGCGGGATGCATATCTTGCGTGCTTTTTCGTCAGCGTTCATGGTCTCAACTCTCCTCCTCCAGCCGAACAATCTTGACCCTTCCCATGAGTACCCGACCTTCTAATTCAGAAGCGATTCTTGCTAAAGCCTCTTCATTGACTAAGATGATTACTTTGCAGTCCGACTCATCCAATAGATAGAGAACTTCTCGCGCGAGAGCTGTCGGCGTGGTAAAATTCCTAGCTTCGAGTTGAAGTTCTTCGCGTTCCATAAAATGTTTAAGCCTCATTTCGGGATGCAAGCCCCAGAAAGCCTTGCATCCCGATTCCGCCCCGGCTCGGCTAGGACCGTATTTGTTGCGCCAGGGAAGCTCCAGCCAATTGCTCCAACGGGATAAAAATACTTCCCCGCAAACTGCGCACAATCTCATCTACTTCTGCGAGAAAGAACCCGATCTGCTGTTCCATTTTGGCGATCTGATCCTCGTTCCGATGGAATCGGCGGACGAACAATTGACACTCTTTCGGTAGGCGCGGATCGAAGCTCACAAAGTCGCACCACTGACGCCCGGTACATGCCATTTGCGCGAGCATTTGCGGCTTGTATTCGAGCGGAACTTCGCCTTCCAAGACGTAACTGATGTGAGTTGCCGTGGCGGGACACTTGACCTCCAGTAGCCCATCCTTGCCGATAAGCCCGTCTGGCGAAGCGCCGAATCGTTCAACTTTGTCGTGGATGACAAATCCGACCGCATCCACGGTTGTGTCGCAGATCAGTTCATAAGCTGCGCGGGCAAACTGTTCCGTCTCTGCCCGCCATTCCATCTCGCGGCCCAGGTATCTTGCGTCGGCAGGTCGGCCTGTCATGGTTTCCGCAACCAACTCTGCCCGATAGTTACGTCGTGGAGCGGCTTCGCCTTTCTTGATCTCCGCCGTGGCGTCTCCCACCCGAGAAGCTGTGACCTTCCCGCATCGTGCCTCGTACCACTCAGGGGTTCGTTGTTCGCAGTTAATGATGGTCATCAGAGTTCCCGCTTTCTGCGGTCCTTCGCTTTAATTAGGCACTCTTGAGCGTTTCGGTCGTTGGCTTTACTAGCTTCCGCATAAGCCGCCTTGAAAAGCTTGTCGAGTTCAATGGGGGTGCTGGCACTGGCAAGCCATTCGCAGCGTTCTTGCAACCAGTCCGACGCCACAGATACCGTCTGAGCGTTGTTTCCGTTCTTGTTCACGTGTGGCGCTCGTCCGTCCGTATCCGTGTTTGCGGCCGCTAACCCAGTAGCAGCTAGCAGGGTGTACCGCTCAAGGTAGGTCACCGTAGAACTGATAGCTTGAATCGCATTCTTACTACCTGAGTTATCAGGCGGACCGATGAGGGATGTTTCTTCGCAATGGCCTAGATCGTGCATCAGGATGCAGGTAATCTTCACCCAGCCATCGCCTTGCTCGGGCCTCCAGCGATGCGAAATGCCGTGCTGACTTAATCCCTCAATTACCGCACGGCATACCGCGTCGAGCGTGGCATGGTCGTATTCCGTCTGCCCAAACTTGACGTGCTTATTCTTGATAATTTCCGGCGGGTTTTGTTTGAACGCGTTCATGGCTGCTACAAAGGCTTTACGTGCCTCATTCGCTTCCCATTCCCGCTGAAGCGCCATTAGCTTCTCCAGTTTGTCGATGTCGAAATTCTGCGACACCGCCATTCGGAGCAGATCCATTGGCGTTAATGCTTGTGACGGTTGTACTGCGAGTGCTTCTGTGTCCACGGGGTTGGCCTCCTAGAGCCGATTTAAATTTGAGTTATGCTGCTTTTCTTTCCTCACACAGCACCCATTGATACAAAGTGCCGCGTCCTTCGCATTCCAGTTCCAAATTGCTATCTCTAGCTTCCGAAGCGGTTAATGCAAGGCAATCCAAAGTCTGCCCGCCCGGACCGATCAGAACGTAATCCCGGACTGTTTCGTATTCCATAAGCGCTTCCTTTCTTCGATCTACCGACATGAGATAACCTTCGCCAGTGCCAGAGCTTGCACGAGAACGTGAGGCTTTACTCGTTGCAAACTTTTGTATCCGCGTTCTGTGATCTGAATAGATCGTGAACAGTTATAGTCGTGGCCCAGCACACCTTTTCTGCGGAGATTCGTCACATGCTTGTGCACCGTTGAAACAGAGTTCAAGCCGACTCCCACTGCAATTTCCGTGAAGCTGGGTGCATAGCCATCTTCCTCAATCCGGTGCGCGATCCACGCGAGAACTCCGAATTGACGCTTCGTTAAAGTCATTTCAAAATCTCCACCAAGGAAATAACTGCTAAAGCGGCGACAACTAAAACTGCTGACTCTCCGACGTAGTAGCGAAACCACCAGGAATTCATCGCGCTATCCTGATCACCAAGAGAATCACTCGATACCCCACTGCCGCCCAGAACACAGAGCAAGCAATTACAACTACTGCGAATGCTCGATTAATCTGGAGGTGCTCTTTGACTCGAACGTGTCCGCGATAGGGAACGTAGACCGTATCTTCGAAGCGGACACGAACGTTGATGGGAGTTACTTTGGTGTTCATATATCCCCTCCATTCATGATCGAGAATCCTTTCGATAATCGGCAGCCAATCGTGTATCTCGCTTGCTCAAACGCATCTCGCTGCGGATTCTGAGGTGAACTGCGCCGAGGGCCAGACGGCGTGACGAGATTGCAATGCGTTCCACAGTTACGCGACTTACAGAACGGGCAGCGCATCTCAATTAACAGAGCGCCATCACGCTGCTCGTCTGTAAATGTGTGGTGGCAATCTCGGCAGTAGTTCATGCGAGTAAGTGTCCCTTCTGGTGGCTGACCAAGCAAAACGGGCAGTACGTATCCACGCAGCAGACCTTGGCGCAGGGCTTGCACAATTCCATACTGCAATCTCCGCAGAACGTAATCGCCTTGCGTGCCGAGAATTCCGTTTCACAATTCGCGCAATAAGTTCCCCAGGCGATGTTGGCTTTCATGGCCGCGCGGCGTTCCATGCGCTCCACAATTTCTAAAGCTGTTTCTGAGCGGTAGGAATCGAGGTGAAAGGTTTGAGTAGTCATTCCGCCTCCGCCAACTTCTTCATATCTTCCAGTGCGGCTTCGTTGTCATCAAAGAATCGGCATGGATTGATCTTGAAGTTCGGGTCGCTGGCGTCGTAAATCTTCATTGCGGCCAGCAAGGTATCGAATCGGGCTTCGAGTTTCTTCCCCTCTACTCCCGCCAAAGTTACGACCCATCCCGCACGGCAGTGCTTCTTCTCGCAGGTGTGCCATGTTTCCATTCGTAACGCCTCAGGCTGCGATGCGGCAGCGTAGACGGCTTTGTGGATGTCAGGGATTATCGGGACCGTAATCGGCTTGGCAATCCCAGCCACAGGTGCGGCATTTTCTAAATCGGAGCAACGGGAGCAACGGGAGCAACGGGAGCAACGGGAGCAACCGTAGCAATCGGAGCAACCGGAGCAACCGGAGCAATCGGAGCAATCGGAGCAATCGGAGCAACCGGAGCAACCGGAGCAATCGGAGCAATCGGAGCAACGGGAGCAACGGGAGCAACCGGAGCAACGGGAGCAACCGGAGCAATCGGAGCAATCGGAGCAACCGGAGCAATCGGAGCAATCGGAGCAATCGGAGCAACCGGAGCAACGGGAGCAACTATCAAGAGCCTTTTTTGCCGCCTCTTCCGAACCCCAGCGCTCAACTGAACAGCGATTACCGCGATCGTCTTTTATCCAAGTCATGCGATTTCCTCTTTCTTAACTTGCGGGGTGGATTGGCTCGGCTTCTTGGGGGAGTCGGGAGAGGGAATTAAGACAGGATTGTGCGAGGCTTCCACTCGCGTCCTCGGCGCGCCCGAGTTTGTCAGATCATCCACCCGCCTCTGAGCTGTGCGCGTTGGGCTGACCCGGTTACCATTCGTTTCTTCCCGTCGATCTTCTGACCGAGTTGCGTGCCCAAATCCGCCGAATGGCCTAAGCGACGGACCAATCGTGTCCGCCGCAGTGGGTATGTCAATCTTCTTCGTCAGTCCATTTAGTTCCGCAATTGATGCAGTCGTGCTGTCCTTCATGATTTTGGCGCTTCTGACACTGCGCACCGCACGCGGGACAGTGACTTTCTCCGCAGAGCATCCTTCCGTCGTCCATACTTCCTCCTTTACTCGGCGTGAAGCGCCTGAATTACCGCTGAGTTGATTGTGTTCAGATCGGCCTCCGTCGCTTTGCGCAACGTCACCCACTGGCCGTCTGGGTGTTTGTATAGAATCCATCCCGCTAGGTAATGGCCCGAGTACACGAGCTTCATTCGGCGCTTCGACTTGTTGTCGTAGAAGTTCAGCCCCGCCGGATCGCTGTTCATCACTTCCAGTTCCGACGATGCTTTCATGCGCTTCTCCTGCGCTCGTCGTCGAAGCGTTCCCACTTCGCGTCGTTGGCTCCAGCCTTGTAGCCTTCGTCGTAGTCGAAGTCGGCGAAAGGCTTGATGTATTCAGGCTTGACTTCACAGAACGGCGCGCGCCCTGCGTTGCCATCGCGATATCCACGGCGATAGGCAACTGAGACACGTTCGAGTGTTTGGTTGCTGAGCATACTGCCTCCATTTCTGACGGTCTTAAATTGTCTCTTTCGTCATAGAAGCGCGAAGGAATTGGTTCAGGTGGACGAAGCTCACCATTGGGAAAGCAGAAGTTATTGAACAGCGTGCCGAATTTCAGCTTTTGGGTGTGAATGAGTTCGGCTTGCGCCTGAGCCGCCGTGATTTCCTTTTTCGTCTTAAGGAGCGGCGCGATGGCTGGCTTGCACTTTTGGCAGCGCCGCCGCGTGGCAGTGATGGGCAGTTCTTGGCAGCGGCTATCAAACTGGCTGAAGGTTATGGAATCATGGCCGCACTCCAGTTTTTCTTTCCAGATGCCTTTTTCAACCTGGGCACGCTCGACAACCAACCGCAACGGGGACTTTCCCAAGAGCCGCTCCATTAACTCGGAATGAAGCGATAGGGGGAAGCTCGGGGATTGTACTAGACCGAACGGAGCGACCGGCGCGGCTTTACATAACACTTCTAATCGCTTGTTATCGGAAGCTGAGTCGGGTTTGGCGCGTAGATTCATGGAGTTATGCACTTTACGTAATCAGGCGGCAACGCCTTCTTTTGTGGCCAAAGCGCGGAGACCGAGCCTGATGATCTGAGACTCGCCGACTCCGAGTTTCTTCATTAAGCGGATAAGCAACTGCATATCGTCCTCGGTTGGCCTGAGTCCGACCAGCGTTTTACCCTGCTTAATTTTCTTCATGGCATGAATGTATAGCAGCGCTAAACAGGTGTCAAGATAATTCTTCAACTTTATTCGCTCTACAGTCAATCACTTAGCGGGAATGCCGGGAAAGGGAATTAACGGGACACGATATCCACAGAAACTTGCATCGGTGTGCTACACAGTGTTTACGGGGTGAGTGAATGCAGAGATTGCTTTTGGTTCTGATGATCTGTGTCGCGGCGCGAGCGCAAGTATCGACGTCGGGCGGGTGCGAGTTATCCGAGGGCGCCACTACATGTGGTAGTCATAAAATCTCCCCGGGCATAACACCGCTAGATATAGTTGACGTCGGGCGGCCTTCGGAACAGTCGGGCGGCACCGTCGAACTTCCTAACAGCCCCGGCTATGAGCGCCACTGCTACACCAACACTGAAGCGAAAACGATGATCGAGATTGCCTGCGATCAAGTTCCAAAGGTCAGCAAGGTGCGGGACTGGGCTCCAATCGTCGTCATTCCGCCAAAGCATACGTCGTTTTGGGAAGGGAGTAAGTATCCGGAAGCGATCCGGAGTAATCACGAAGTCTTTCACAGTAAGAGCTTCATTGCGCTGAATGTCGGCATATGGGCATCGGTCGGCGCGAATCTGGCGCGGAACTGGGGCAATTACAAACACGATCAGCCCCACGGTGGAGAACTCTTGCTGGACGACATGCTACCAGCGGCAGTGAACTCGGCAATGGTATGGGGGTCATACCGGTTCATTTGGGCTCCGATCGGCGTAGGGACGGCAGGGTACGGAATTTATCGAAACACCGAGTCCACAATCAGTGGCGTTTACTTCTAGACCACAAGGAGTAAACACTCTAAACGTAAATACGTTGAATACCTGACTAAGTTGAGATACAGATTGTGGTGAGCATCCCCTCAGACACTTGCAGTTCGGTCAGCGGCCCGCACAAAGCCTCACCAACCTCACAACTAGACGTGTCGAAAAACGATTTAGTTCCCACCTATTTTGACGGCGAAGATAGAAGCCGTCCCTCGTCCGAATTGAAGTCGCGTTCTGAAATAAAAGAGCGGCGGAAAGCCGGGCTCTTGCATGGCGGATATGTCTCGAATGGCGCGATATTCATCATTTTCCGCCCATTTTCCGCCAAGCCTGAAGCGGATCGCGAACGGCTGATAGCGTCAGGAAATATGTCAGATGCCTGGATTCAAATGCAGTCTGGATATGCAGGGCCGATGGTGTTGCAGATGCCTCCCCTTGAAATCCCTGCAATGCAATGAGCGCGATTCGCCTACCTGATCTTTCTAAGCTCCATTGCAAACCAGTAGTACGGTGTGAATGCCATTTAGTTCAATTTGAAAATAGAGAAACGTGCCGCCGGTGCAAAATTCCGTTTGCCGTCGAAGAACCTGAGCCGACGGTAATTGTGAAAGAAGTGATTCCGTTTAAGCTCGTCAATATCACCTTGGATGGTCGGATAGCCCTGGCGTTGAAAATAGTGCGATGTGCTCAAGGTCTCTCTCAGAAGGATATGGCGCGGCGCATTGGCAAGTTTAGAACGCATATCTCAAAAGTAGAGCGCGGACTTAATCAGCCTAGACTTCGAGTGTTTGGGGAATATGCACGCGCCTTGGGTGTGACACCTTACGGACTAATGCTGATTGCTGAGGCAATTGATTGACTTTGCGGATCAGCTAAACCGATCTGCAAGAGGGGCGTGTTGGAAAATGCAGCGAACATCGCTCGAACCCAAAGAGCCCCTCTTAAATATTGGATATGGCAGAATTTAAGATCCGGTTCATCAACTCTCCTGGCTTCATTTCGGAAGCAATCGACCTGGTAACCAACTCGCTCTGGGACCATGCCGAGATTGAGACGGAAACCGGTACCTGGATCGGGGCGCACGCTTCTGGTGGCGTGGAAGAGAGGCCAGCTAATTACTGTACCCCGACACGTGAGCGGCGTTACGCGATACCGTGCAGCGACAAGCAATTGGCTTCAATGATGACATACGCACGCTCGAAGATCGGGGTTACTGAATACGACTACGAAGACATTGGCGGGTTGCTGTTCCGCAACCGCAAACTGCACACTGATGGGCGCACTATCTGTAGTGCCTTTGTGCTGCTCACCGCGTCCACTGGCGGCATCTGGATGCTCAACGTGGAACCGGGATGGGAATATCTGGTCACGCCCGAAACACTGCATTTAAGCCCATTGCTCCGTGGGCACTGCACCTATAAGTTTGAAAAGTCTTAAATGCCTACCTTCCTCTTGGTGCTAAGTATTATTGGCACGACGGTCGCCGCTACACAGAATGCGACCTACATAGTCAGCGCAATCAAGGCGGTTCACCACCACACGACTCACCCAATGTACAAGCATGTTTTAAAGCCAATCGGCAAGGCTGTCACCGCCTCTTGAGTCATGCAATACGTTTACTTTCTGCTCGCCTCGGCTGCAATTATCGCGGTCATTCTTCTCGCCAAACGCGAGAATCGAAAGGAGAAGGAACGCGATGAACGAACTGATGAGCAAGATTTTGGGTGCTAGCTGGCGGACCACGCTGGCGGGAATTGCGGCGTTTCTTTCTGGCGTGCCGGGATTCATAACGGCTCTGAGTTCATGGGCCGCGCATCAGCCAGTGAACTGGCGCGAAGTGGGAGTCTCGGCGGCGCTAGCAGCTCTCGGCGCCGGATTGGCCAATGCTAAAGATGCCCAGGTGCATTCCACTCTACTTCAGGTGGAGACTTCAACAGTCAAAGCAGCGGACGCTAAGAATCCAGCAGGCAACGCTGTGGAGGTTACAAAATTATGATCTCTCTTATCCTGTTAGTTTTTGCATTCGTCTTGGCTTGCTTGGCCGCGCGCAACATTGGTGCTCCGAGTTGGTCGTTAGGATGGGCTGCGATGGCCTGTTACTTTCTCAGCCTGCTGCTAGGGAGTGCAGGGCTGGCTACTCACTGGCGCTAACGCGATGGCTGACAAAATTTCGCCGATTGACCCGACCGCGAATGTTCTTAGCCTAGTAGCGGCGGCGATGAAGCGGCAGGATGATCTCAGGGAGCAGTCTGAGAAGTTTTACGAAAAGCTGATGGTGCAACGCGCCGATTTCGAACGGGAAGCGAAACGCGCGGAGGCTAGTCGCATTGATGCTTTGTTAGCGGCGAATACAAACAATGTGGCGCTAGCCCTAGAGAAGCAGGGAACGCAAGCGGCAGCGCAAGACAAGAGAATCGCGGCCGTGGAACAGAACCAATACCAAGGAGTGGGGGCGACCGGACAACGATCAGAGGGACGCCAGCAGTATCAATGGGCCATTGGCCTAATCGGCGGTTTGGCACTTGCAATTGTGCTGCATTTTTGGAAGTGAAATGACCAATGCAGCCAGACCGCCAGAAGTTAGAAGAGGAGATCAAGACGCTGCAGGAATACCGAGGGCAATGCGATGAGGGTTTATGGCTGCAAAAAGTCATTGACGCATGGATTTCCGTACTGCAAGCACGGCTGACGAAAGATGGAATGTAGCGTGAATTGGATAACATGGAATGGCTCCCTCTTTCATTTGGCGCACTATTTTCTCTTCTTTCTGGGTCTTTACTTTTTCTTCTTAAGCGTCGTTACATTCACGAAGATCGAGTTGAAGCGGCACGCAACCTTAAAATTGAAGCAATCCGCGAAGGCCTCGAAGCCCATAAGCATCGCTCCGGCCTGCAAACCAATAACATCCAGTACCGCATGGGGATCATGGCGGCACAGATTCAGCGGGTTATCCCCGAAGTGGACATTCCAGACTGGCCAAGCGGCGGATGAGTTGGTCAGGCTGATTGCGATCAAGTCAATTCATGGCGACTGATGAGAACCTACCGCCAGGCATCCGGGATTTTACAAGATTCCATAGGCAAGACCATCGGCGTTGGTTACTCAGGCCAGCCGCCTCACACCAACAATCCTGCAGACGAGGGATTAGATGGCTTAGGGCCAATTCCTTGCGGCATCTGGAAAATGACATCTTTGGAATTGACGACTGAGAAACACGGCCCGGATGTAATCGTGCTTGTGCCTGACTTTGTAACCCGCATAAGAATTATCGCTTCTGGCCGCGATCCGGATTCTTTTCGAATGCATGGCGAGCGCACAAAGCCGCCGGCCGGATTTGCCTCGGATGGCTGCATCATCATGCCGCGGCAAGTTCGAATGGAATGCTGGAACTCAAATGACCATGATTTGCAGGTAATACACCAACAGCCCCAACTGCCAGTTAATTTCGACTGGCCCACGCCGCCCGTTGATCAATGCGGGGTCGGGGCTGCACTGATCAATTTGTGGCAAGCTCAAATTGAATGGATTGGCAAAGTGGGGATCGGTCCGGTGCCCAACGTGCCTAAGCCGCCTACTGAAGAAGAATAGCAGTCTGGGGAGCAAGTGAGTTCGCCACTAAGCAGGAAACAAAAACGCGCTCGATTTGTTGCGGAGTACCTAGTCGATGGAAACGCTACAAGAGCCGCGCAGGCAGCAGGTTACAGCAAAAAGACCGCTTACTCGGCTGGTGGCCGCCTGTTGAAAGATGTTGAAATTAAGCAATTACTTGTTGAAAAGAATGCTGCAATTAACAAGAAATTAGAAGTTTCTGTTGAGAGAGTTCGCGATGAGTTAGCGCGGCTTGCCTTCTTTGACCCTCGCAAGTTCTTCAAAGAGGACGGTTCGCTTGTGCCAATCACGGAACTCGATTCCGATACTGCAATGTGCTTGGCGGGCATGGAAGTCAATGAATTGTATGAGGGGCGCGGCGAAGACAGAGAACTAATCGGCTATGCGAAGAAATTCAAACTAGCCGACAAGGGACAAAATCTTGAGCGCCTCGGGCGATACCTGAAGATGTTTACGGATCGCGTGGAGGTTGTACCTGACGCCGACTCTACAGAGCGTCTTGCAAGCCTACTCACCCGAGCGGCTGGCAGGGCTAGTCAAGCATCTTCACCCCGATGAACAGCGTGAACTGGCGGACATTCTTGAGCAGGAAGAAAACCGCACGGTTTGGGATGACATTGGAATCAGGGAAGCATCTTGGGAACGCGGTCCATTACTGTGGCTGACACAGCATACCAAAACCGAAGATACCCACTGGATGGATACGGGAACGGAATTCCGCGTGCCGTTTCCCCGGAAGTCTTATTTGCGGGTAGTCATGCAGTATCTGTTGAGCGACAAAGTTGTCTTCCTGCAGAAGTCGCGCGAGATGCTCATGAGTTGGCTGGTATGCGGATTTATTACATGGGAATGTCAATGGTATCCGGTCTTCTGGCTGGCGCAAACCGGCAAAGAGGACAAGGTCGCGGAGTTGATTCAATATGCCCGGACTTTATATCAGAACCAGCCGGAATGGATGCGCAAGCGGAATCCGTTAGTTGTAGACAACGAATTGGAATTAACTTGGCGCGCCGGCGGACGTTTTCTGGGAGTGCCGAAGGGAATGGATCAGGCAAGAATTCACCATCCCAAAGGCTACTTCCAGGACGAATCGGCGTTTCTGCCGGAAGCTCAGCAAGCCTTTGACGCTGTACGGCCAGTCTGCCGGCAAGTGGTATGTGTGAGTACGGATGAGATTGGATGGTTTCACAATGAATGCAAATTGGAGGGTTAAGATGCGAAGCAATCGACTGATTGGTTTTACGATAGCGCTGCTTGTATTTTCCGGCGTGGCGGCTTTGGCGCAGTGGGGCGCGGGCGGAGTTTGGACCGTCCCGTCTGGCGGACTCTATTTGAACTGTCCAGCAAATTCTTGCTCGGTCACAGGGCAGACATTGAACTTTCCCGGACTCAGCGCCAAAAGCCAACTGCTGGCGGATTCGGCTGGTTCTGCTACGACGGCGCTTGTGAATAGCGGCATTTCCTTCCCGCTAGCGGCTGGCGAAACAGGCACTCTCGATTGCGAGGTCTTATTCACCAACGGCAGCGGTGGTGGTTTGACTTTGGCCATCAATGGTCCAGGAACGCCGACTCAGGTCAGTATTCATGGTTCGATTGTGTCGGCGGTCACGACTACAAACCAATACTACTCACAAGGCGCGACCTGGGCCGTGGCTCTCGGTGCTGCCACGAGTACGGTAACCACAATTCAATCCGCTAGGATTACGGCGGGTATTGAGAACGGCACTACGGCAGGAACGCTGGCTCTCCAGTTTTCCGATGTCAATACGACCGGATCAACGGTGATCAAGCGCGACTCTTGGTGCTCGTTCCCGTAGAAAGGAACTGTTTTATATATGAAGGCAAAGATAAAGACAACACAGTACACAGGTTTCTCTATTGGCGACACTGTCCGCCTAAATAGTGGAAGTCCGACTCTCACTGTCGTGGCTATCCATGACGGTGATCTGTCAGTCGGCTGGATCGATGTTAATGGGCTTCAGCGCCTAAGTTTGCCTGCTGCTTGCTTTAATAAGATTCTGTGATTGACCGCTGCCTCTTCACGCCGAACGGCGACAATCCTCCCTCTCCAGTTCCCTTGGATGATCTTTGCACTGTTCCAACAGAGGAAATGGCGCACCTGTTAGCCGATCTAATCACGGCCAATATGCCATTGGATGTTCTGGAGATCGGGACAGGCTCTGGCTATCAAGCGGCGATTCTCGCGCAGCGCTGCAGAAGTCTTGTGTCCGTGGACGTAAAACTCCAACCTGGCGTAGCGGAGAAACTCCCAAGCAATGTGGCCATCGTGATTGCGGACGGCTACGAGTTCGACAGTGGCGAGCAATTCGACGCGGTGCTAGTGACGTTCGCCGCCAGCCGCTTGGCATCATCGTGGGTCCAGCAAACGAAGATTGGCGGCCGATTAGTAGTCCCCATGCAAATGGCTACAGGCTGTCGCATCTCAGTCTACGAGCGAACGGAAGTAGGCGTGAACCTGCTTGACGTGGCGGCCTATGCACCATTTACGCCGGGAGCGGAAGCGTGAGTTTCTCGCATCCGGCGCAACGCTCTCATAAGTTTGCAGGTATGGCCGCGGCGGCAAATTCACCCAACACTCCCGCACATCTTCGAGCACATCTTCATAAGCGAGTCAAGGAGGCAGGTATGGCAGGACGCGTGGACAACCTTCGCAGACCATCAGGCAAGGTTCCAGTACAAACGACTCTAAAAACTACTGACGCGGCTGATGAATCTTTGCAGACGGCAACCGATCCTTCCCCGTTTCGGGACACCAATAACTCGACCGCAATGCCGCGCATGGGAACTACCACGAAACAGCCCTCGCCTGCCGGCACCAGGCCGATGAGCGTTAGCGCCACAGTGAAGACTCCCAAAGCGCCAGGACTCGTGACGTCGCAGGGAGCGGTGCGCAATAGCCGCCCCGCCGCCAAAGGATTGAATCAGAGCCTGAACGTGGATCGTCGGCAGCCGCGCGCATCCGGTCTGAATGTCACGGTAAGTCCAGTGCTCAAGACTCATAAAATGACCGCCGTTCCAGCGCAGTCGAATCGCAATGTGCGCAAAGGCAGCGCGAACCCAGCCTTCTACGGCGATTTCTAACGTCTGATGTTGTACCTGATTGCAGTCCTATTACTCGCATCTCTCTATCTCATCCTTAAGGGGAAATTCAATATGCAGGCAAAGTTCACTATCACATTTACGGATTCCGCTGCGCCTCCGCCTCCCATTCAGCTTGCAACCACGAGCTTCAATGGTGTGGTCGGGGTTCCGGAAAGCGGCAGCCTCGGGCCGAGCGGCGGCAATGGCGGACCATTCGTTGTCACGGTTGATCCGACTACCCCACTTCCGGATGGAGTGACGATTGACGCACAAGGGACTGTCGCGGGAACTCCAACGGTTGCCGGCAGCACTTCAGTGAATGTCATAGTGGCCGATTCGCAAGGCTAATGTCTAGCAGTCCAATCACCGCTTGCGTTCCGACCTTCCCTCATCCGGGGATTCGTGTGCATACCAACCGGCACGGCAATACCGTGTTGCGGCTGCATTACGAAGCGGATGAGGACAAGGGACGCGGGGACAAACTATTAGTTCCTGAAATCAATCGTATGTTGTCGCCGTGGGCCTTTGGGCAGTTCGGGCAAATGACTGACCCTAACGCTTACCTTCGGGAATACGAGATTGAGGCTGAAGCCGCGCTTGGTCGCCTAATCTTCAATTTAGACGAAGAGGCCACCTGCGAAGAATCTTTCCCGATTCCTCCAAAATGGACGCGGCGCATGGCGCTCGATCCCCATCCGAGCGTTCCCCACGCAATGCTATGGGCGGCAACCGACCCGTGGGGAGACCGATGGTATTACCGGGAACTATGGCCATCGCGCGCGTGTTATCGCTATGACGGAGGCCGTCTCTATGGAATCCCCGGCGCCTGTCCTGACGATGAAGCGGTAATGCGCATCAAGGATTATGTCGAAACCATTCAATGGCTCGAATCGGCGAAGAACCCACAGAACGTGGACAATACTGTGCCATTCGATGAAAAGATTTCTGCGCGCGTCATTGATTATGCGGCGAGAGCTTTCGGACAAGGCACCAACGACGACCCCGACCAGCCCAATTTTCAACGCAGATTTGAGCAGTACATGTGCTCCCCGGAATTGCGCGTATCCTGTCCGGTATTTCAGGACGCAAAAAAGGATCATGATGTGGGCTTTGAGATGGTCAATGCTGGGCTCAAGGCACGAGAAGTACAAGGGCCTAGGGATACGAAGATCAGGCGCAGCCGCATTCATATCTTTCGCGATCAGTGCCCAGAACTGATCTTCCAATTGAAAAACAACCGTCGCCAGCAATTGTCTCCAGCGCAAATGCTAACCAAAGATCCAACTGGTAAGCCAGTCGATGTGCGTCGGCACATGACAGACAACCTTCGCTATTTGGAAATGGCAAACCCGGTCTACTTAAATCCCTCGGCCCCGAAGAGTACCTGGAAACCTTTGGCGGATGGAATCGCTTATTAAATGCCTGAAGTAACCGATCAACAGTCAGCCTCGCGCGGGTCTGAGACTGGCGTGGTCTCTGACATCATCATGCGCCGCGATGAGTCCAAGAAATGGCTGCGTCTCAACTACTGGGATGAGTGGATTGACACCTGGCGGATGATTAAGTGCCGCACCAAACCTATTCATAAAGTCGATTCCGCCGGCAAGGACACCAATGAAGAGGATAAATCCCGCACGAATGTGGAAAGCGGTCTGGCGAACCTGATCTTCCGCAAGAACGTCGCGCGATTATCAGCTCAGCCATACACCCTGCGCGTGCGCGGCGGCAGTGATCCCACACGGGCAGCGCGCCTGAGTTCCTTACTAGGTCAGCAATACGACCAATCCCAAGAGCGCGCGGAAGATGTTCGGGTGCGCATGGCCTCGGAATCGTTAGGTATCGGGATTTCCAAACTCTACTGGGACTTTGTTTCCCGAACGATGGTTTTTCGCAAGGCCGTCTTACATAACGGGAAAGTCGTATTTCGCGACCGTTCACAGTTCATGAAGTCTGCGGGCGCGAACGATACCGAGACCCAGCAGGCGGTCAAAGAATTAGGCCCCGATATGTCGGATGATGAAGTCCAGGACTTCATGGGGAAAAGTGGGACAGAAATTACAGTTCCGCAGTCGGTCGAGAAGTATGAAGGCCCACGGGTTAAGGCCTGCTTCCCTGGGGATGTGTATTGGGAGCCGTTTGCGAGAACCTTACGCCAATCCAGCTTCGTTATTGAAGCCTACCGCGAAACCGATCTCTGGTTAAAGAAGATGCTGGGCTTGAAATATAAAGATCCGGAAACCGGGCAAATGCTGAAGGCGTTTGATGCCGAGGCCGTGGCTGGCCTCATGCGTCTCGACCCCGAGCCAGTTGTGATGAAAGGCGAATTCCAGGAGCTTAAGGATTTGTTCCGCACGGCGATTGGCAAGCAGGATCAGGTGCAATACCAATTCCCCCGCAACCTGCGCGTGCGCAAACTCTACGACATTTTAGAAGAGCACAAGCAGGATGACGAAGGTCGCATGTGGATTACATGGGTATCGGAAAACTACCGAGACAGGGTTCTGGGAAAGATGCCGTATCCATTCGAGTTTTACGGAGACACGGCGTTTACCGACGAAGTACCGCTGCCTGACCTGAACGATGCAATTGGGGATTCGACACCGCGCCTTCTGCGATTCATGTTTCAGTTGTTCAATCTTCAGCACTGCCAGAACTTTGATTACATCACGCAACTAATTCGCAGGCATTTCTTCGCTCCCGCCGGCATGGAGTTCTCCGAAGAGACGATCGAGCGCGGGAATATGAGAATCACTCGCGTAGCCAATGGGCGTCCGGGTGACCTTCAGCCGGATCAGACTCCTCCGATTCCCGAGGGCGCGATGGAGCGAGGGGCTGCTCTCATGCAACTGATTGGCATGTTTGAGCCGTCCTTGAACACCACGACGGACGGAACGTCGTTCAATCCTCAAGCCTCAAAAACCGCAACCACTGCGGTATTGCAGGCGAAGGCCGCTGACGTATTACTGGCATTCAAGATTGATGGCCGTGATCTGTATCTCTATCAATTAGGCATGAAGAAAATCTGGATGAACCAGCAAATGGCCGATATGGATCGAGACTGGGAAATTCAATCGAAATATTTCGGCCCACAATTAAACGACGCACTAAAAGGACAACCGCAAGGAGAGGAAAAGCCGCAGTGGATCACTACCGATCAGTCCGGTAAAATCGCCTCGGTGAAGTTAAGTCCTACGGAAATTCAGGAAGATTTTGAATGTGAACCCGAGTCCGGTTCCTACATGGCTGTCGATGATGACCTGCGCCGCCAGGCAGCGGTTGAATTGGATCAGGTAGCAATGCAATCCGGCGGGTTGCTCGATATGGCGAAGGTTCTGACCAATCATCTGAAAACGATAAAGGGCATAGATGATCCGGAATCGTTCTTCGCGCCGCCGAAGCCTCCAAGTCCGCCGCCGCCTAAAATTAACGTCTCGCTGACCGGAAAACTTGAAGACATGCCGGAAGTCACTGCTGTCCTTCTTCAGGAGATGGGAATTGTGCCCCCTCCTGCTCTCGCGCAAGAGTCGCAGTTAAATACGCTTGGCCGAGTCAGTCAAGCTGCCGACCATGCCTCGAATCTTTTAAGTCCCGCCGATCCGCACGCGGAAGGCGGACCCTTAGGAACGGCTGAAAGTGAAGTAGGTGCTTAGAGAACTGAGTGACATTGAGCGCGGATCGTTGCGGGACTTGTTGGCTCATCCCACTCCGCTGCGTTCGGCAATCGAGAAATTTTCCAGCGCACGCAAGCAGGCAATGGACTCGAGTGCGGCGGAATGTTTACGCACACTTCCCCGGCAATTTGAGGAAGCAGCCGATTATGCGGCGAAAGCGGAAGTGTACTTACAGTTCCTCAAGGATTTAGAGCGCTTCGCGGAGAAATAGGAGACATTCATGAAAACAGGACGCTTGGAACATATCCACGTAAAGCCGGACACGGAAAAGGGTTCGCGCGGCGCATCCGTAACGTGGCGCAAGAAAGAAGGCGAAGGCAAGAATGCCGGCGCATGGCTGCGCACCGAAACGGAACAGCAGAAATCCCATACCAGCCCAGAGGAAACTGGGGCGCACGTAACCCAGTTACTTCATGAGCACTTTGGCGGTGGCGGAAACAAGAACGCGCCAACTCCTGGAGTCAAGGAAGGCAAGCCCGCCACAGCGAAGGAGTCGCATCCTTCAGACGATGATGGACCACAGGCGGAGTACGCCTAAAGTTTCGCCGGGAACCACCCCGGCATAGCAGTGAACTGAAAGGAAATCATGCCTCCAGAAATTGATAGCGCCCCAGTATCGGGAACCACCCCGGCATCTGCGGCACCGACCGGAACCACCCCGTCGGCGACTGAGTTTGGTTCGTTTCTTGGCGTTGAAGCCAGCGATCTACCTTCTCTCCGTCCCGCTCAGAACCCCGAACCATCGGGAACCGAAGCTACTGGGGAAGAGCCAGCAGTTGCGGCAGGAGAAGAGATAGGTACTGAAGAAACGCTCGAAGCGGCACCCGAAGGCGAAGAGCAACTCGAAGCAGAAGCCTCCCCGGAAGCGGACGACAACTGGCTCCCACAAGAGCAGGCGAAGGAGTTTCCAGAGGCCACACTTAAGGAGTATGCGGAGCGTCGGGGATACAAATGGGACCCGCAAGACGAGAGCCAGATGCGGCTCTTGCGCGACAAGCTGAACACTGACATTTACGTTGAGCAGTTGCGTCAGGATCTGGATAACCAAGGCTTCGAGGAAACCACCGCCGCCGAAGCAGCGGAGCCAAGCACTGAAGCAGCAGTTTCGACAACGACTGATCCAAAGGCCCAGCACTACAGCCAAGTGGATGCAGTCGTCTCGCAGATCGACAAGCAGGCCACGGAAGAATTAGGCCGTAGCTTGCTTGGAGCCATGGGAGTGAACGCCGATGCTCAACACTTGCAACAGCTACAAACTGCGCTGAGAAATCCACAAACGACGCCCGCACAACGGGCAGAGATCCAGCAGCATCTTGATCTGGTGCAAAATGCAGGGAAAATCGGCAGCACGTTGGCGCGCGGAGCGGTTGACGTGATTATGACGACCATCCCAAATCTGCTGCCTCAGATTCTTGAGTCAGTGGCTCCGGGCATGGTGAGCGCATACAAAGGTGCGGTGCAGGTGCAGGAAGCGGGTGCGGCTTGGGAGCGGGTGGGAAAAGCCACCAATCAAACCGGTCAGCCCGTCTATCAAAACTTGCCTGTATATCGCAGCAAGGAATATTTTGCGGCGGTAGCAAAAACCGAACGCGAACTGGGATTGAATGTCGGCAGCGGCATCGACAAGATGCAATTGTTTGACGATAAAGGTCAGCCATTATCTCCACAGGCGCAATATGAAGCCAAGATGCGAATGATTGCGCGCGTGGCCAGTGGACTGAATCCCCAGCCAGCAGCTCCAGCGATCGAGCGAGCAGTAAATGCCGGCAGACAGCAGGAGAGAACGCAGAATCAGCGGCGCGCCGTGGGGCGTGCTTTGGGTGCGGGGGCAACCAGCCAGCGGTTTGAGCAAGAAGAGCCGAAGGATGAAGTGCGCGATGCGCTGAAAAAAGCGATTGCCGAGCAGAATTCGCAAGGCAATCCGTTTGCGGGCGCAGTCTCGCGCGGCGCTTAATTCTCAGATCGGCCAGGCCGAGGACAACGATCAATGGCAGAGCAGGCAATCCGAACATTTCAGGACTATCAGACGGAAGGCACTCTGGTACGAGATGTCAGCGTAGACATGCTGCTTCTTGAGCCAGATCGCACTCCGCTATATGTTCTCACCAATAATTCCAAACGCAAGAAGAGCGTTTATAACCCCATCTTCGAATGGCCGGAGGATCAGGATTTGCCGATGCTGGGAACGGTTTCTAACGGAACCACCGCCTTGTCTTCGGTAGCCACGGCCATTCCGGTGCAGGATGTCACCATCTTCGGCGTCAATGATATGGTGCAGGCTCCGACCACCGGCAGCATTGGCACTGGAATTGAAGAACTCATGCTTGTGACCGCCGTCACCTTGGGCGCGGGCACTCCCTCCACTACGGCTTACCAGATCGGCGCTGTGGCGGGGACCATCACGGTCACCCGAGGCTTCGCGGCGACCACCGCAGGCACAGTTGGGGCTACGCAAAGCCTTCGCATCCTGGCGACGGCCGCAACGGAAGGCGGGGCAATTCAACCGCCTCGGGCTCCTTACGTGACGCTGAAGACTTCGGCTTGCCAGATTTTTGAGCAACCGATTCAGATCACGCTAATGGCCGCAGCTAGCCGAACTTACTATGACCGCAACGAGCGCGCGAGATTGCAAATGCTTGCCATGCGGCGCGCCAAGCTGGAAATTGAGGATGCTGGAATCTTTGGCGTCTTTTCGCAATCGGTCAATGGAACCAGCACGCGCCTGACCTCTATGGGCTTGCGCTCCATCATCTCGCCATTTGTCACTGACATGGGCGGGACGGCAACCTATCAGTCGTTCCTGCAGGCGAATGAGTTCACCTTTCGGTTCGGCTCTCCGCAGAAGTTGCTGATTGCCTCGCCGCTGGTGAAAACCGCTCTGGATTATTTCGCCGCCGCTAAACAGTTGGTGAAACCGGACATTGATTTGTTCGGAGTTAGCCTGAAGAAGTTCGTGACCTCTAACGGAACGTTCCTTCTGGCTAACAACTTCAATATGGGCGACTACAACGCATCGACCAACTACTCGTATGAGGCGTTGGCCATCGACCTTCCGTCACTCGAATTCTGTCCGCTTTCGGACAACGGAATTTCCTGCGATACCCAGTTGAAGACCAACTACGACACCACCAACCCGAAACTCATCAAGGATCTGGTGTACACGCAAGCCGGATGGAGAGTCCGTCATCCTGCCCGTCACGCCCGATTCACGAACTGGACGGCATTCCAGTAACCCTATAACCGTCAGCCGCGCTTCGCATGGGCGGCTGACGGACCTTTTCAACCGAAGGAGTGCTTATGTACGTTGCAGCAGAAGACTGGAAAGCAAAGTGCCGAGTGTGCAAGGAAGATGTAACGTTTCCAAACTGGAAGTGCTCAAAGCTACCCGGACATCACAAAGTTAACGAGCAGACTTACTTCCATTTGGGAGGGAGTCATATCCAGAATCCGCGAGAACGCCGGGGCTGGTCTCCGCAAATCATTCTTCGCGCCGGCTCGGAAGCAACCGACACGCGCACGGGAGAGAAATACTTAGTCCCGACGATTCGCGTTGTATTTGGTGGGCAGCAGGTCGCAACCGAAGACCCTGAGATCCAGTTCTATCTCGAAACCAAGAACGACAATTCCATCGCTTGGGGAACGGAAGGGATTAAGTCGTGGGATCGCATCTATCTCACATCCGAACAGCAGTCTGAGCTTGCCAAGCGCGAGCTCGACCGCATTCACAAGGAAATTGACGATGGCAACGCCTTGCTGAAACAGACGCAAGCAAGGGTAGCTGGAAAAGTAGGGGCAAGCGCGTGAGTGTCTGCAGGGGATGCGGGGCAGAGGCATTGCGAACCTCTGCCCGTTATGTAGGAGTGGAACTGTTGAGTGAAGTGTGTCCATCCTGCGAGCCGGATCAGTTTCAAGGCGTAAAGGTAACCGACCCGACTGACCGGCGCATCTGGGCTGGACATGAAGTCGAGCCAGAACGCTATTACTCCGCTGACGACCAAGGCGTGAAGCGCGCAAAAGATGAACTTCGTGCGGATACATGGGATCTGATGAATGTGGACGAAGACGAACAACGGCGCGAGCAGAAGCGGCGTATGAGGCGGACGGAGCCAATGACGCAAAACGAGATTGCGGCAGCGGAGCATTACGGACGAACGGTTCTCCGTCCAGTCATTGAAGAGGCGAAGCGCGCATGAAGATAGGTCTAGTCTGGAGAGATTTTGGCACGGGCTTGTATCGCTGGGTCGCCTACTGGAAGCCGTTTTCGGAAACCATGTCAGCACATCATGGCCAATCCTTCGCAGGCGTGATTGAAGCAATGCGCAAAACATATCAAAAACACTATGCGTCCTGACAACCTAGACATCCGGGACACTTCGCGATTACTGGATGATCTCAAGCGAGAAGGCGCACGCTCACGCGATATTAACCCTCTTGACCTGATCGACGCTGAGAAGAAACTGTCTCACATCCTGAAAACGGCAGAGGGAAAGGAAGCCTTTCGGCGAGTCACCGGATTGCGTGAGGCTGTGTTCGCTGGCGAAGTACAAGAGCGACAAGAGCCGTTACCGATCGTTGCCATCCTGATGCCAAGCTATAGATTGCCCGCTCCGCAAGCCTGGGAAGGCGTGAACCGGATGATGCGGGCAAGTCTGAATGTATGTCAGCCGTTCATGGAGCCAACAATTCGACAATCGGTGGTCCACTGGACGCGCAATTTCGCGCTTAGCTTATTGCTAAAGAGCATGAAGCCGTGGGATTACGTTCTCTTTATTGATGACGATATTGTCATGCCGGATGACGGGTTGGCGAAGATGCTGGCGCACAAAGTGGATCTAGTAGCGGCGGCTTGTACGGTTCGCGTCGATCCGCCGATGCCGAACTTCCGCGTCTACGATCCCGACACGCGACTGTTTATGACTTGCATGGACTGGAATCGGGAAGGATTGGTGGGAGGAAAGTATTTCGGGGTCGGCACTGGAGCCGCATTGTTCTCTCGTAAGTGTCTAGAACGAGTGGCCGAGTATCACATCAATTGCGAGTATGAAAAGAAATACTACGGGCTCTCGGGAGATGTGCTCGACACACTCCAGACCGGGCGTCAGAAGAAAGCGAAAGAGACATCGGATTTCTGGTGGTTTGAGTTCCTGAAGCAACCGGACGGCCAAGGGGAATTCGGCGAAGATATCTCCTTCTGCTTCAAGTGCATTGAGCTTGGAATTCCGGTCTATGTTGATACGACCGTAAGACCAAAACACATGGGAGATTACGGATTTAACCTAGATGACTTTGTAGATATCCGCAACAGTCGCCGCGAGTTAATTGATCCGTATTCACAGCCGGTCAGCGACCCATTAGTGGGTGCGCCGATGCAAGAGGTAACTGCATGAAGCTAGCCGTCTTCTTTCCCGCATCTTTGTTCTCCGCATGGGCCTGTTCTTATGGGCTGGTCGATACGCTGCGGAGGATGGGGCATAAAGTAACCGCCTTGCCGGTTCATCCCGACAATCAGAATCCGCCGATAGGAGCTGTTGAAAGTGGACTTGGCGGGTACGATGGCATGATTATTTCCGGCCCTGAACACATCGCGAAAAGTGAGCGTTGCGTAGTTCTCGGGAAAAAACTGCCCACTGTCGCATGGCTGCACGAAACCGTTGAGCGTGAAGACTACGGCAAACTCGACGTGGAAGCCTTGAAGCGGAGCGCTGATATTATTTTCTGCCCCGGCATTCAGGATGAGAAGTACGGATTCCGCTACCTTCCGTTCGGAGTAGACACGGAAATCTTCAAGCCAGCCAAGACTGAGAAGACCATCGACGCTAGCTTCATCGGCTTGCTGTATCCGAAGCGCCAAGCGTTCCTGAAAGAATTAAAGCAGCACGGAATAAGTATAACTACCGGCAATGTGCAAGTGTTGGAACTCGGTGGCGTGAATCCACGGAAGACCGCCGAACTCTATGCGGAGAATATCCGGAAGATCAAAGTGTTTGTGAATCTGCCGACGCTGTCGCAATTGGCGGTGACGAAGATTTATGAAGTAGCGGCATGCGGCACTCCCCTTCTAACGCCGGAAGTGGCGGACATGCGCAATCTGGAGTCTCTTCCAGTGTTGACCTATAAAGACGCGAAGGAATGTGCGGCAAAGATGGACTGGGTGTTTAGCGGAAGTGCGTCCAAGGAGATGCACGATAACCATCGTCTCGAACTGCGCTGCGAAGTCTTGGTGAATGCCCTGAAAGAGATCGGCGTTCGGGAAAGCGTGTGCGCCTGAAAGCACTGGTTACAGGTTCAGCGGGATTCGTGGGGCGGCATCTCGTCCCGAAGTTGGAGGCGGCCGGTTACATAGTTAGTCGCAGCGATCTAACGCCAGATACCTCTCCACTTGCGCGATATGTAGAAGTTAGCGAAGCACGGTTCGGATGGGGCAATGAACTACTTAACGGCAAAGGCCAGCGAGTTCTAGCGGAGTTTGATCTCGTCGTCCACCTCGCCGCGAACATCGTCAACGTGGATGCCCGCATGAATGGCGGCATGGAGATGTACTCTGACATTGACATTGATCTCGCGATGTGCCGTTGGCTGGAAAAGAATCCACCAAAGCAGTGCGCCGTGCTGATGAGTTCCTGCGCTGTTGATTATCCATCCGATCCTTACTGCATTGTGAAGCGCAATCTGGAATCCTTCGCGCAGACCTTGCACAAGAAAGGCGTGCCAGTCGTCGTGTTACGCCCCTTCTCAGGCTATGGAGAAAATCAGAGCGAAGAGTATCCCTTCCGCGCAATTCTGGAGCGAGTCAAGCGCGGCGACAATCCGGTCACCGTGTGGGGCGGCTCTCAGGTGCGCGACTGGATTCATATTGACGATCTGACAGACGCGATCCTGTTTGCAATTAAGGAACTGCCGCGCCGACCGGAGCCCGTAGAGGTTGGGACGCGGCGTGGAATCTCCTTGCGGGATGTCGCGAGCGCGATGCTGCGCACTGCGGGAAGCGATGCCGCGATTGTATGTGATGAAACCAAGCCTGCTTCGTCCGCACGGCGCGTGGCCGGGGAAAATGGCAACGCGATCTTACAGACATGGGGGTGGACTCCGAAGATTAGCCTGGAAGCTGCGATCTCCCGAGCACTGGAAGGAGTTTCATGCCGCCAGTAGGAGGGGGATTCAGTTGGGACCAGGTCATTCAATTCGCCAATCGCCGCACCGAACAACGCGGAACATCTCTTGATCTTGATGGTGAACTATTTACAGCCATACAGGAAGTATGTCTTGAGCAGCGCTGGTGGTGGCGTCGTCGCATTAGCCTCTTTAATTTAGTGGCGGGACAAGCGTTGTATGATCTCACCGCGACGTCGGCTGGAGCCATCAATGCGCCAGACCTCCAGCAGATCGCCAAGAATGGCTTCAAGATTTATACTCCTGGCACTTCCTGCTATGGATGTCCGGACCCGGTCTTTGACGTGGATCAGCAAGACAATATTTTGGCTACGCAATCGCTATATCCGCCAGCTATGCCGTGTCGCTTCTTTATTCTGGCTGGCCAAACCTCGACTCTAATCGTTGACCCGGTTCCTGACCAGAATTACTCATGTGCGCTTGGTTACTGGGCGATCCCGAATTACACCGACGACGACCAAGATCTAAGCATTCCTTTACTCCCAGTCTGGATGCAGCCAGTCCTCATTAAAAAACTGGAAGCGCAGATTGAACGCTATTCCCAGAGCGAAGAAGGCCCGCAGAAATACGAAATGGTCATGAGTGAGTATCAGCGGCTTCTTGAGAAAGCCTCACTCTATCGGCAATTTGCTGATGGATTAGTGGAAGATCTCCGCGTTCGCTCGCATACCGACTCGGTACAAAGCACCAGCTAAAACCTTTCATGCCTCTCAAGCCAGCAGAAACTTATCCCGCAGGCGGCGTAGATTCGCGCTCGAATCCTATCGCCATGCCTCCGGATCGGTGTCTTATGGTGCATGACTTTTGGCCGCAGCAAGACGGCAGCTATCGGCTCCGAGATGGATACACACTGTATGCAACCGGTTTGCAAGCGGGCCTGCCAATTCATTCTGTAGTGAGCGTGACCGGCCCTGCTCCCTCATTCACTCCATTGGTAGTCTTCTGGCAGGGAAAGGTGCCTTACGTTATCGATCAGGCGATGAACGTGGTTACCACGCCCACGATTCGCGGCACGGCAATTCAATCAAGTTCGCGCTTTTCTTATTTTTATACCAACGGACACTTACACGCCTTCAACGGCACAGATGCCAAATGGTTTGATGGGACGGCGTGGAGAGATATCGGCCTTCCATCCTTAACCTCAGCCCAAGCGGCGGCGGTAATAATGCAGCCTGGGCTCGAAGCCATTACCCCAACGCAGGCCACAGCCGTTGTGATGACCGCTGCCTCTGGCGGGGCGTGGATTGGCCCTGCCACGGTTAACTGCTGGCTAGCTTTTTTTGATACGGCTACCAACATCCTCGCCGCCTCTGCACTCAGCTTGGGATCTGGACCGCTCAGCATCGCCGCCGGACAGAAGATCAATCTGACTAATCTACCGTCGAGCGGAATCACTACGGCGGTGGCGTTACTTGCATTTCAGAACGGCGCGCCGGCCTTGGGTTTGCCGGGTGCCGTGTTTGCGGCGTCGGGTTTCAAAACCCTTGCCTCGGTGTCGGTAGACGGCGCGACCGTCACCCTAAAGATCGTTGCCCACGGTTGGAGTACCGGAGCGGTGATTGCTTTCAATAACAGCAATGGCCCAGCTGGTTTTAGCGATGGACCATTCGCCGTCACGGTGATTGATGCCGACCACGTTGCCTTCACCACACCGCGCGCGCAACTCTATACTGGAGTTCTAGCAGGGACGGCAATCTTCGCTTTAATTTCAGTGCCTAACGGGACCACGTCTGGATCTATTTCGCAGACGGTAGGAGCATCCGCTCAGGGAATCTCTTTCGATGTTAACGGCGGGAATATGTTTCCCTATGCTAACGATCCCACGCAAATTTCCGGCTTAGCAGCATCCTCGATTGGAGGATCGCAGCCGGGATATCTGTTCTTTGGGTCGATTTACAATCTTGTGACTGGTCACGTGGGAAATAGAACGCAGTTAGGTTTGCGCTTAAACAATACCGCAACGCTTGCCTCCATTCTCCTCACTGGCCTGCCGACATTTACGGACAGCGAATGGGTCCTGCTCCTTGGAAGAACGGGAGACGGAGCGGAGATTCCGTATGCCATCATCGACAACAATGCTAACTGGCAGTTTGCGCCAAACGACCAAACTACACTTACCCTTTTACCGTATGGGATTGATGGGAATTCAGAACTGCCGTCTCGCAACTACCCCCCTCCCGGAACGCTCGATTCTAACTATCAATATTCGCTTTTGCCGGGAGGCGCGGCGCAGAATCCTCCCATCATCGGAACCTTCGTCAATGTATGGGTAGAGAGTGATCATTGCTGCGGAACTTTGGCCGGAAGTCCAACCATTTACCGTTCCGGCTCCGCCTTAGACTTTAGGGAAGGCGTGTTTGTCGGACTCCCAGAGCAATCTTGGGACCCAGGTGATATAGAGACGTTCCCCACAGGAAGTCCGGTGGTCGCGGGGCATAGTTACCAGCAAGAGTCCTGGTGTTTCACTCGCCAGGATTGCGCGATTCTCATGGAACTGGCGGGGGAGACCTCGTGGCAAGGCCCTTACAACATCGGCGGCGCGGGACAACACGCATGGACAAGAGGCTGGCAAAACCTACCATTTTGGGTCACTGGAGAAAAGGAATTAGCCACAGTGTCGCTCGGTGGTTGGCAGCAATTAGCCGGTACCACGTCTTCGGCGAATGCCGGACCGGTCATTATTTCCAGCGAATACGAGGCTGCTTTACTGTCCAAAATCGGTGACGCTTATCTTAGTCAGACGGAAGTTTCGTACATCCGGCAGCCGCTAAAGATGGTCGAAGTGCTTCGCATCAAGTGCTTCGATGCCAACGGAAATCCTTTTACCATCATCCACGACTTCAATATGCGTGATGAGCGGTCCCCATACGGGCAAGCCTATCAGGAAACATTTCTGGGAGAGTTGGGGACGGCCTTTACTCAGGCCACAATTCGCGATCAGAACGAGAAATCGCAAGTGATTTGCGGCGGAGCCGATGGCAACCTCTACCTGCTTTATTCTGGTGGGAATGATAACGGAGTGGAATTCCTAGCGCGAGCTCTACGCTTGGTAAACCTTGGCCCGCAACGAACAGCGGTTAAGTTTTTGGAATGGTATGGCGACGGCAAAGCGCACTGGTACATTAGCCGCAAATTAAACACTCCTTTCAATGTGGAGCAGATGACCGACCTCTGTCAGGAAGCTCCGCAGGAAGTACAGGGCGAGGAGGGGGACAACCGCTGGATCGTGGATATTCCTACTCCAGAGATGGTGCACGCTTATATTCTGTTGCAACTTACATCACACTCGACGGACGGAAGTTCGGATTTAAATTCCCCGCCTCACATGCCAGTAGAAAGCTACGGACGGGTCTGGTTGGTGGCGCCGCAACTCGGGGCAAGCCGCCCTCGGTAACTATATGGGGAAATCACTGGTGGCGACTTTAGCAGGCGGTAATTACCTTCAGCGAGCGATTGAAAAGCAGAACGTCACGAATTTTCTGCGGGTACATGGAACGGCGGCCTCGCCCAGCGCGCCTAGGGATGTTCAGATCCAATCAGCGGCGGGCGGTGTTCTGGTCTCGTGGAAATTGCCGACGCAGCACGATAGTGTGGCTGGCTGGCGTGTCTACGTGAATACCGAAACCAATTTAGCCGCACAGATACGCGACAAAGGAACTCGGCAACTCTTTATTCCACTAAGTTCTGGCGCGAACCCAGCTTCGGTCAATGTCATGGTTTCCTCGTTCACCACTCTTGGCCGCGAATCGGCGAAGGTTGTTAAACAAGCAACTCCGGCTCCGCAAACGACAACCACGGTCGTTCCCACGGTTCCTCCTGGATATCAACAGGAGTCAGCCGGCGGCAGTAATCGGGGTTTGGTGCGTTTCAACGGGGAATCGCAATACGTTCATCCATGAGTCTTCGCGCAATCGCATTGGATTTTAACCGGGCTGGCGGATATGCCATGCCACAAGACCGGGAACTACATCGGATGGCAATTGAATTTGCTAAGAAGGACATGGCCGAGATTCCGGATTATTCCAGTTTCGCAAAGGTGTGGGTTGTGACGGAATGTGGGCCGGATGACAAGCCTGTCGAGATCCATGGGGCGCTAGGTTTTACGATGCGGCCGGACTTCACGTTAGTGCGTTTCAAAAGCAAGCAAGCTCTCATAACGGGATACAGTCGAGCCAATGCATACCTTGCTGACAACGGATGCCGAGGCAGTGAATCGTTGGTATTTGTCGATTCCAAAGAGGGTCCAGAGCAAAGGTGTCCGCAGTGGGAAGAATCACTCGCTGCCCTTAACGCCAAAGCAGCCGATCGCTGGCTGATCAAGATTCGATGAGGAACAATAAATGAGCTTTACGACTCTCGGAGATGTTTACGAAGTAGTCTTCCGCGTCAGCAAAAAAGTAGGCGGAGTGTGGGTAGCCGATCCACAGAATTCCGGCCAGCAAGGGAAGCATAACGTGGTTGCAGCCAGCGAAGCGAATGCAGCCTCAATCGTTCAAGCGTACATGGGACACGACAATGTTGCGACGCGGGTCGAGTGCCACGGCGGAGTGCGCAAGATTATGACGAGCGTCATCATCGCAGCGTAATCTAAATGACGTGTTTCCAGTCAATTCGTTTGACGATGCCTCTTATCGTGGCACGACACACACCGTATTTATTCGAGAGACTTCTATAACCATGCCCACGAGAACCGGCAATATATTCGCTGCGAATCTGGCGAACGACGGAGGCAGTAAGAACAGCATCATGGTTTTGTTCTCCAGAATGTGCGCCACGCTGTCGATTCTTTCGTATCTTATCCTCCATGTTGTCTTGGCGCGTCCCTTCGAACAAATGACGCGGGTTAAAGCATGGCGGATTATCGCATCGGTGGAGCGCACATGGGGTGGGGTAATGGCCGTAAGTCAGTTGGAACGCCAGCCTATGCACGGCAGTGGTTATGCCGTGAACGTTCACAATGCCGTAACCTCCAACATCGCGGCAATACGGCCAAATGAGGCATTCATTAGAGGCGTGGGATTCGAGAACTTCCTTGACCCACTCAAGAAGAGTTTTATTGCTAAACTTAGACGGCATCGTTGCTCCTCAAAAGCATCGGTGTTAGGGCGTTCGTCACTCCGCAAGAGTGCGAGCGCCCATCTCATCTTAGCATCGACCCAATTGGTAACGATATGAAAATCACTACCAAGGCTGTCTTTGATATCGCGACCAGTGACCTCATTGAGTGGCATGGATACGAATATGAAGGACCACTGGAATTGGCCGGAGGAGGCCCGTCTAGCAGTCAGCAAGCTGCGCAGCAACAAACATTGCAAAACTCGCAGCAAGAAGGCGCTCTGGCGAACCAGAGCGCACAAAAGTTCAACGCTCTCGGGAGCAGCGTCTCTCCTTTCTATCAGAATGAAATGACGAATGGACTTCCTTTTTATAATTCGCTTACCGATTTCACTTCGGGCACGACGGCGCAGGCATTCAATCCCGCCAAGGCAGCATTCCTGCGCACGCAAGGAACTATGGGAGCGTTGCCGTCCGGCTCCAAAGCGGCGGGAATGAATGACATTAACGAGAATCAAGCGAAGACCTTCGACAGTGGATTAGTGAACAGCATGTTTGCGCAGCAGCAGGCTAAGCAACAGGGCGCGGCTGGCACTGCTGGACTCATGCAGGCCTATAACCCGGCAGCTTTTTACGGTGGCTCAAGTTCGGCTGGGAGTTCGGCCAGCCAGCCATTGCAGCCCGCCTATAACCCATGGATGGGGGTACTCGGCGGAGCTGTCCAAGGCGCAACATCAAAAATCCCGTTCTAGGGGAAGAAGACTATGGGTGGATCACTTGGCGGCATCTTCAGTAACGAGGGGCAGGGCGATGACTTTAACAGCGCCACAGGCCAGTACGGCCCATCGACTATGCAAAAGCTCGTGCAAGGCATGGCCAAGGGTGCAGGGCAAGATGTCGGTAAAGCCATGCAGCAACCTGCGGGGCAGGGCGGCGGCGGCGCTGGCATACCGGGCGCTCCACCAGCCTCTCCGGTGGATGCCGGATACTTTGCCCCTTCGGCACTTCCACAGCGCCAAGCGATGCCTCCTGGATCTCCATCACCGTTCTACGGACAGTAAATTATGGGTGATTTGCGGCTCAAGATCCGAGATTGTTCTGATCGCACGCCACTCCTTAGCATTTCTTGATGAAGGCAACCACAACTTTTGGTACGACCGTGCCGCAGTTTCGAGCCGATAGCGATAACGGTGTTGCCGCACTCGCATTTGCACAACCAGACCAACTCCTTATGGCGCGCACCGTAACCAGCAAACTCGATTACACGCAGCCGTCCGAACGCCTTCTTCTTCATCTCGTCTGGCGTTATCACGTTTCTCCGGTTGCGCATCTGAACTGTGCGAAGAACCCAGCGACAATTGCCGGGTTCATAATTGCCGTCATTATTCATTCGATCAATCATATGCAAAGCAGATGGACGGAGCCCCATATCGGCCAAGAAATTTTCAAAGAGATGCCATGTTTCACAAACGGCAATGCCGCGCCCGCCGTAATTTTTGAAGCTTTTGTTCTTTGGCTTTTCGCAGCGTTGCAACATATTATGCCATGCGGCGGATTCTGGACTTCGCAAACCTCCGACCCTGTGTCCATGCGTTGGTTTCATAGCCCAAATATATCGCAAATTCCGCTTTTATGGGAGGGAAATTGGGCAGCCTAACCAATCCCGGACTCGCATACGATCAAGGTCAAGGAACCGATCCCTCTTCCGGGATGCAGGTCCAACTTCCGCCTATCGTCAAGTACTTCAAGAATGCTGCGCTTCGCGGACATCAGGCAGCGTTGGACGAAATGGCCACTGTCCAGCCGGGGACTTCAACCGTTAGCGGACCGAACGGCGGAGCGCCGCAAATTCCAAACCCCGGCGAGCCGGATCAGAACACGGCAACCGATAATGCCCCGCCCCGTAGTTCGATGCCGAAGATATTCAAGCCGAGCTTCGCGCAAACCACTACAGACGCTCAAGGACTGCCAGCACCCATCAATCCCGCGCAAACCAAACTCGGGAAGTTACTTACGATATTGGGCGCAGCGGCGCACGGAGCGGCGGCAGGATGGGGAACAGGGAATCCGGCGGCGGGAGCAGACAGAGCGCGAGAGATTCCTCTCCAGATGGCGCAACAGAGACAGCAACTTGCTCAAGGTCAGGCGCAGACAGAACTTCTGAAGCAGCAAGCGACGATGGTCCAGACGCCTCTCGGCCCCATGACGGCTGCAATGGCGAAGGTCGTCTATCCATCACTTATTAGCGCTGGAGCGAAGACAAGCTCGGCGCAGATTGGAGCAACCAGCCGAGAGAACGTGCAAGGGATGAAGGGCGACACTGCGGAAAATATACAAGGGCAAAAATCGCAGACGGCCACCGATGTGGCGGGAATTAATAAGCGCTTCATGGCAGTTCCGGGAGTCGGGCTGCTGGACACGCAAGATCCTTCCGGGAAACCATCGCTAATTCCAGGATCAGCGCAAGGCATAACCTTAACCCAACAGCATTTGAACGATTACGGGCTACCACAAGAATTTCTAGGCAAGACGATGACGCTACAGCAACTCGCACAACTGGAGCGCGTCCAAAATCAGCAAACTACCACGGTGCAAGGCGCGTCAGGTCCAGCTCTCGTAAACAAGAAAACAGGAAAAACGACCGGGCTTGGCCTCGGCAACCCGGCGATGGGCAAGCCGCTACAGGTTGGCGATGTCAATAACCCCGGCAACACGACATTCGTTACCGGTCAGCAAGCCATTACTCAAGGGCTACCTGGAACGCAATCGGCCAGTGTGCAAGTTCCAAAAGCGGCCGCAAAATCAGAAGTGCCGACGAAGATTGGCGACCAGAAAGTCGCGTTCAATACAGCGATCCAGCATGCCGATCTACTGCGAACTGCCGTGAAAGCATTGGGTAACGGGGACCAGCAGACTCTCAATGGCCTAAAGAATCGTTTCGCCAATGAATTCGGAGCAACGGGACCGATCACCGCTCAAGTCATCGCCGACGCCTACGGAAGAGAAGTGACGGCGATGCTCTCAAAGGGTCACATGACCGACAGCGAGATTGCCACAGTCGGAAGTACAGTTAACCCGTTGAAACAGAACTTCAAGCAAATCGACAGCGTATTGAATGGCTATCAGGCTCTCGCGAAGTCGAAGATGACGCAATTGAACGCGCAAAAACAGAGCGCTATTGCGCAATCACAGACGCAGGGAAAATCTGCTTCGAGTGCGGCATTTCCTCAGGGTGCAACCCACATCGTTCCCGGCCCGGACGGACGTAATCACTATACGAATCAGGCTGGCACCATTGATCTTGGAATAGCTCCATAATGAGCACTCAGCCACTTTTCGATATGTCGAAGGCCACGCCGATCCCCGGCGCAGCGCAGCCCTTATTTGACATGAGTAAGGCTATGCCGATTGATCAGTCGCTACTCGCTGGTCAGGGCTCAGGCACGCCTGCAAAACAACCTTCCGTCTGGCAAACTCTCACGCAACCGACTGATAAGACTGACAAGGAATATCTCGGCTACACAGGACCAGCAGGCGTAGCAGGCGCAACCGTCCACGGCCTCAGTGATGTAGCGCGTAGCACGATTGGGACTGCAAAGGGCGCGGTGAAAATGTTCGATCCGCATACGCAGCCCGGAGAAAACGCTTTTACCAGTCTGCCAATTGTGCGCGCACTCCGTCCATTTGTAGATGCGGCGAAGCAGATTCCGGAAATTCCGCAAGCGATCCGCGACATCAATGCCTCACCAGATCCAACCGGAGCCTACCTTAACGCCGCACAAGATACCGCTTCGCAGGGAGCTGGGCAAGCATTGACGGCGATTGGAGCAGAGGCACTTCCGAAGGCTCTACCGGGAGCGGCAGAGATTGTAAAACGAACTGTGCCGCCAGTAGTAAGAGGGGTGGCAAAAGGAGCGAACACAGTTCTGGCGAAAGCGCCAGGTGGTATCGGCCTTGCAGCAGGCGGCGCACTCGGCCACCTTACTAAGATTCCTTACGCGCCTGAAATTGGCGCGACTATTGGGTATGGATTAGGACAAGAGTTACTGCCGAAATTGAAGGTTCCCGGTGAGAACTTTGGCCTCCCGAAGCCGATCTACCGTGGTGCGCCATTGCCTGCATCTCCACCGACTGGCGAATTCGTAGACTCGCCGCCACAAGCAACAAATCAGCCTCGGGTCGCACCGTCGCAGGTAGTCGAACCTAAACTGCTTCCGGCAACGGCTTCAGGTGCGAGTCGGAGAGTACCGGGAGATATCGCACCAGAAGACGTGAGCACGCCCGACACATCTACACTGGCAGGGAAAAAAGGCATTCGCATTGTCCTGCCGGGTACGCCGAAACAACTTCCAGCAGCGACAGCAGAGGCTACTGCGGAAACTCCAACTACCACTTCCGCAGCGCCTAAACCTGCAACGTCGTCATTGGTTAGCGACCTTCTCAATCGCGGACTAGGGAACGAGCCACCGCCCAAGCCGATTCCTGGAAAGCCTATCTACATGCGGCCTTCTCCTCTGAAATCTCCCGCGCCTGAGGCATCGCCTGTTCCAGAAGGCATGACTCCGGTGCAATCTTCAGGGATGAGAGCCTACAGTTACGACGAACCAAGTAAGACGTTCGCGGCGCAATGGCCTGACGGCTCGATTCATAAATATGGGGAAGTGACACCGGAAGAAGTTCAAGACTTCGAAGCTTCCGACAGCAAAGGGAGGGCGCTGCTAAAACTTAAAAATAATCACGTTCACGTCGCGGCGAATTACGGGCATGGATGGGTAAACAAAGCTTCGGCGATTCGTTCGGCTACACCAGAGCTAGCGACTAGCGCACCAGTTCCGAACTCGCCAACATCGGATGATCTGACCGGACTCCTTCAGCAATCCTTGGAGGCGGCGAAGAGTGGGAAAGGGAAGACGGTACGGCCTTGAGTTTGGTGGCTTGCTTGAGTAATCTGCGCTTCTTGAGCCATGGTGCGACGGCAACTTCCCAGATACCTACGAATACAGCAAGCAACATAACGGTTTGCATTTCTGTCATACGAACCTCATTCCACACTACAAGGCAAGCGTTTGGCATGTTCCTCTATTTCCCGATGTCTGACAAGTCACTTCCAAGCCAAGAGACGAAAAGGCGAAAGGTAAGGGCTTAGCTCCGTGGGAGGTATTCCAGCTCGCAACTTTCCCTTCCCCTCAGCCATTGGGAACTCGCAGAACGTTTCACCCTTGGTTACTCCCCAAGCGCCTACACCGAATGGTTCGGGAATGAATGCGGCTCAAGCATCACCTGGAATTCCTTCGACTCCGAACGCGCCAACCATGCCAATTGCTTCACCAGTGCGAAATCCAATTAGTCCGGTGCGCATGCCGTCGCCTGTTTTCTACGGATAGATAAAACTCCGATCCCACAATTCTCATGAAACTTAAACGCATCCTTGCAGTCATTGCGCTGTCGTCCGTCTCCTTATGTTGGGCGGCTGGACCATCTCCATTACCTGCTGGTTTAGTTTCGCCATTTCCCCAGCCGCCAAATTCTACACTTTCAAATGGACTGATGATTGATTCCTCGGGGAACATCATCATTGCGGCGGCAGGCGGTACTCCTAACATCATTACCAGTCTCGGATTCCCGCTGGACTCGTCGGGCAGGTTGCTTGTTAACTGTGCGACCGGGTGCGGCGTTAGCTTCACTCCTCTTTATCCAGAAGGCTACCTTTCGTGGCAGCCGGGTACTCTGTACCCTCAGGCGCTTTCTGGAACGTGCGTGTTCGCAGCAGCGACGACTTGCACTATCGCCTACCCAACCACATTCGCATCAGTTCCCGTCGTCAACATCACGCCTGTCAATCCGGGCGCGGTGACCTTCACAGTCACAACGAGCAGCACGACCCAGATCGTAATTACAGGTAGCGGATCAAATTCGCTCACGGTTAATTATTCAGCCACCCTGCCATCAGGAATCAACTGCTCCACAAATACCTTTACTCTGACCGGCGCTCGACAGAATCTCGACTTTGTGACCCCGCTGTGGCCGTCCGCGCTTCCCGCAAATCTGTCTGCAATAATGCGTGCCTCTGCCAGCGACACTATCGAAGTTCGTCTATGTAATCCCACTGCGGCGACCATAACTTTCAGCGCAGCACTGACCTTTGGAGCGAAATTATTCCGATGAGAAAATCCCTTATTGTATTCGCAACACTGTTGCTGTCAGGCGTGCTTCAGGCGCAGCTCCCGACCGCTGGATTAGTCGCACAGTACGACATGCTGACCGCTGTTAGTACGTCACTGACCGACCTTTCCGGAAACGGAAATAACGGAACCATTGTCGGCACGACGACTACGGCGCAAGGTCGCGTGTGTAACGGCTCGTCAGATTACGTTTCGATGCCGCTTTTAATTGCGAACTCTGATTTCACTGTTATTGTCGCGGCTACTGGCAACAACCCCAGCACCGGCGGCGCGACCTGGGGGGAGAGTAATGCATCGGCTAGCCAGTTCGTGCGCTTTGGAACGTCTGCGGGCACCTGGACCGCATTAAAAGGGAACAGTGCGACCACGAATCTCACGGTCACGGTTCCAGATAAACGACCTGACTGGGATATGTTCTTCGCGTCCCGATCTCAAAGCCAAATAAGTGGGGGGATGCTGAGTCGAGCGAACGCTACCCAAACTGCCGTCAATGCGGTCCTCGGAACAGTTACGGTCAGCGGCGGCGGTGCGGCTATTTGCGCACTGAATGAAGGCGCGTCTCGCGTCAATTTCTGGGCAGGCACGATTGGTTATTTCGTGCTCTACAACCGGCACTTGAGCACAACCGAATTGCAGGCGGCTTATGTTGCCGTAGCAACCGCGGTTTATTCACGCAGCGTTTTCGTTCACCCCTGGCCGCCGAGCGTCCTTCCTGTATACACAAATCCGGTCTGGCAGAGACAGGGCGTCGTATTCAGTCTCGCAACCTCCGGCGCTGGTTTCACGACTGGAGAGCCATTGGCTCTCTATGACACCACTTGTCCGCAACTCTCGATATCTACCTGTTTCCGTCTGTGGTACTCAACGGCTGGCGAAACCACCATCGGGTACGCGGAATCACCGGACGGTTTCAAGTGGACCAATCATGGTGCGGCGGGAAGTTCGGTCTTGACTAGCTGCGTTGCAGCAAGCGTTTTAAAAGTGGCATCCACCTACCACATGTACTGTGGCCGAGCGCAAAACACCGGGCCGATTGACCACTACACATCGCCCGATGGAATTACTTGGACCATCGCAGATTCTGGCGTAATCGCGCTCGGTTCAGCAGCGGCTTGGGACGACCTTGGCGTCGCCAATGCTTCGGTTCAGTACAGCCCCGATGGAAGCGGGACTTGGTACATGCTATACGGCGGCGACTCGGATGGGACGGGCATCTGGACTGGATTTGGAGGTTGGAGAACCGGCGGCGCGACATCGCCTGATGGCCACACCTGGACCAAACTGGCGGCGAACCCCACGATTGGACAAGCCGACGTGTTCTATCCATCCCATGCAGGATTCGCTTGTTGCGGCAATCCCAACTTCTTTTACATCAATGGCGGGTGGTGGGATTGGGATGGCTCTTACGGAATCGTGCGCTTTGCCTCGCCAGTCTTCAACGGACTGTGGATCTGGAGCCAGCCCCATGCCTCTCTGCTGGAGGCTTCTGCCGATGAGTCGAACCAGTTGGCAGACCCCTCTCTCCTGCAAGCCGCGTGCCCCAGTGCGATCAACTCCGTTACGGGATCGCAATGCACGTTCATGTTTTATACGAGCTACTCGACTAACAGCGTGGGGACATCCGTCATTAAGCTCGCTATCGCCAACATGCCGATGTCTCAGCTAGTGACCACGGCGGAAGGGGCAACGACGGACTGGCCATGACACTCATGCCGGAAGAAAATCGCCGCGCTGTACACAACGGCACTCGCGGTGTCTCGTTTGACGAGAAACTCTCCACACTTCGCGCAGTGGACTTTAAAGGTCCCGTCGCGCTGTTTGTAGACGTTGTAGTTGTTCTCGGTGCCCATCATGGCCTGAAAGTATAACACGCTGGCCCATGACCCAATCTCGCACCCATCGGCTCGGAGTTTCGATCAGGTACCACGACAACAAGGCGCACGCAAAAGCGGCTATCAGTGCGGGGATTACCCTGTGCGTTGATTCGGACAGGAAAGGTTGCTGCCAGAGATACAGACTGTAAGAAATCGTTCCCAGATAGGCGATGGGCTTCCAGTTTAAAACCCGCCCCGCCGAACAGTCTGGATTGCGAATTACGTAGAACATGATGTAAGCGATGGCGAAGTTTTCAAGCGACAAGCCGAGCGGTAAGGAATACCAGCCGCGAAAGCGCAGCGCGATCGCAGGGGAAAGCAGAAACAGGAATGCAACGCAACCAAAAGCAGTCCAGCCACTCTCGGCTTTTCGCCAGAATGCTTGGAACGATTGCTTCGGTTGCAGAAGCGCCAACAATGAACCCGTCATCAATCCGTCCACGCGAAAGTGAAACATGTAGTTGTCGAACGGGCCGTGATTCCAAACGCCATGGCTGATCGTGCGGATTACTGGAATGCTGGCGATGAGTACTATTGCTACCTTCAACCCTTTGTGTCGTCCTAGCATCGCGAGTGCAAATGGCCACAGCAAATAAAACTGTTCCTCAATCGAGAGCGACCAACTGTGTCCAGTGGCCCAATCCCATGGAACCGGCGCATAGTCACGAACAAACAATAACGAAGCCAGCCACGGTCCCCAATGCGAAGTCAGCCAGCCGAGGTGCGACACCAGAAGAACGACGAACAAGTACACATAAAACGGCGGGACGATACGAAACAACCGGCGCACATAGAAATCACGAAGGCTTATATGTCCGGACTTGTCTTCTTCGCGGAGAAGCAGACTTGTGATTAAGAACCCGCTAATGACAAAGAAAATGGAAACACCGAGATCACCCCGTCCGACGAAATTCCAAAGATGTGTTTTGGTGATCGGCACTCCAGCCATCGCATGCGAGAACACCACAAGGGCAATTGACGCTGCTCGAAGGCCATCTAGCGATGGGATACGCATCATGGCGGAAAAGTATAGCACTCCTCAGTTCTCCTAAACCAATTCCACATTCCATGCGAAAACTCTTTAGCATCTTCCTGCTCTTGTGGGCCGCTTCAGCCTGCGCGCAAACAGTCCCCGTCACGGCCAAATTGACGGATGGCAGCGGCAATCCAGTACCGGGAGCTTATCTTCATTTTGAACTCTACAACTGCGGAAATAACTACCCCTCCGTTCGCAGTGCTGGATTAGTGGTAGTCCAGAGATCGTTCGACCTACAGCCGAACTCCGCTGGAATAGTTTCGGGTGTCATCACACCCAATGATCTGATCCTATGCGGAAATGTGACTTCCACTTTGTGGACCGTAACGCTCATGAAGAGTGGGGCCATTCCTCTAAATGCAGCGCAGCGCTACAACATCTGCTCGTCTACCGAAAGCGGTCCGCCTTGCGCGCAATCTAGTCGCGGCGCGGCTTTTGACCCTTCTTCGGCTCAGCCGGCGCAGGTCGTTTCTGGACTTGTAAATTACATTCCTCAGCCCCCCGGCTACATCCTGCTGTTCGCTAATCCAAATAACAATCAAACGTGGCAGCAGCCTCTTGGCACAACTGGATACTTCAAGGGGATGTTTGATTTCTCGGGAGCCACAGTAACCGGATTGCCGAGTGGCGGTGGCGGTGGTGGTGGAAGTTCTACCCCGAATCCTTATGTCTCTTTCACCAATGCTCTAAGCGTTAATCTAGCAACTGGCCTGAATACTCCAGCGCTGATTCCGGCTTGCTGGGATTCCAATAACAACTGGTTCTTTCCCGCCAGCGCTCATCAGAACCCATCGACCTCGGTAGTTACCTTCACCTTCGCTACCAATCAAAGCGGGATCTGTGGAGTGAATGGGACAGGCGGCGGTAGCGGTGGGGGAGGAAGTGGGCCACTTTTAAACGGCACGCAATATGTCGGACTCGGGACTAACAGCAATATTGCCACGACCGTCGTAAATGCTGGGACGAACAACGACATTGTAATTCCAGCGAATTATTTAGGAACTGACAGTTTCCCTTATGTCAATACCTTCAATGCGCCGATCCGGGACAATCGTTTCGGCGTAGCCTCAAATCCTGCTAATCACCTCAGTTACGCGAACAATAGCGAATTCTTCCAGTTGTTCGATGCTTCTCCGGTCAGCAATGACAACTGCTGCGGATGGGGCGGGCCTCCGGGAGTGGGGAATGCGGCTCCAATGGTCCACTACCATCTGACGGAATCAGGCGCTGCGAACGCAATGCCTTTAATGGTGGAGAGTGAGTGGGCTTCAGGTGCAACTGGGTTTCAGATTGGTTTTGACTTCGCAACAATTGCTGACAGCGGCTCTCTTCCTCAGCAATTTTCAAATGTTTTCGTGTTGGCTGACAACTCGGGCTGGACGATTAACTCCTGCACGCTCGTGACTGGAGTCGATACCTGTTCGCTATTGGGCGCGACCCTTACGGCTGGGCAGCAGGCTGCTCTCGCGGGTAACGGCGTATATGTTTCCGGAAATTCAGCGGCGAACACGGGCGGGGTAACAGGCGTGATTACGGGAACGACTGGCACGACTATTACCTTTACAAATGCAAATCAAGTGGGATCTGGCGGCCCCGTGTCTGGCGGAACTATCGCGCCCAATCACTTAGCCTGGGGAACGGAATGGAATATCTTCAACAACAATCACGATCCTGGGGCAACCACGCCCACCAGCGCACAGAACGTTTTCCCCTTCCATGGATTGACGGTTACTCCGAGTGGCACTTTTCCGCTGTCAGAAGCTTTTTACGGCGGCGGCGGTGCTTACGCGACCTTCCGCAGCGACAACGCTATTACGGCGGACTTTATGGCTGGCACGCCAGTCGTAGGTGGGCCGCTGCTTTCAATCGTCGGTTTTGAAGCTCGGCCGCGGCAAGTAGCGACCGCAGGGAACAATTACCCTAGCAAAGCTATTGCGCTCGACATGAGCGGGTGGAACGGATCTAGTTACTCAGAATCACAGAACCTAATCAAGCGCACTCCGCAGTCGAGCGCGACCAATTCAGCCGGACAGTTGTCCTTTATTACTCCACTTACCACCGTCAATCTATTAGACAGCGGCCAATGGCTACCTCCGAATCAGACAGTAGCCGCTCCCGCCTATTCGTTTGCCGGGAACCCAACTTCAGGATTTGGCATTGATGTCGGAGCCCAGCCGGAAGTATCAGTGAATGGTGTGGAAGTTGCGAGTTTCTCTGGGGTTGGTATGAACGCACTGTCCATTTCCACTGGCAGCGGGGCGGGCGGAACAGTCAACCTCGGCTACCTCCTAATGAACGGCTCGGCCCCGACCTGCACATTTACCTCGGGTGGCGGAACTTCTCCTACCTGCACGCTTGATACGGGATCGGCAAACGGTGCAGGGATCATCATCGCAACGACCGGTACGGGTTCGCCGGCAGCTACCGGCACAATCACGCTGTTCTTCAACGGCACCATGGGCAACCACAATCCGGTCTGTCAGTACGAAGCGAGCGACAACGTAGGCGCATGGCAAGCCCTAGCTGTGTTCAAGGACAAGGGACCGAGTACATCAAGCGACCTTTTCACTTGGACGAATGGTGTGACTCCCACCGCTCTGACTGCTTCTACCGCCTACTGGATCAATTATCAATGCGTAGCCAAATAATCCTCATCATCGCGAGTCTCGTCTTAGTAGGCTCAGCTTTCGGGCAGCACACGAACAACAATACCTCGTCGTGCGCAGATTCGACTTCGCCCTGTAATGGAGTGGGCGTACAGCCATTCCTGAGTAACCCCGCTGATACCGGAGACGAAACCCCAACCGTTAACCCATTAGCGAGCTTCGTTTCTACCCTTCCAATTAAGTCCTTGCTCTACCCGAGCGCAACTACTCGGGTTGCTTGCGAAGACCAGCCGTGGTTCTTGAACACTGGCGGCTTTAACGGCCACAAAAACATAGGCATGGACGAAAGCAACCTCGCGCAGAGATTAGAGCAAGCAACAGCCATGAAGACGGCTGGCTGCGACTTGATGATCGAAGATTATTACGGTTGCGCAGGCTCCTGTGGCCAGCCTCCCGCGCACAACTTTGAACTCTCGGCGACGACGGGATTCGTTGCTGGCATCGCCGCCAATCCCACTACTACCCCGAAGTTTGCCATCATGATCGACGGAGGAGCGATCAGCGGCTCTGGCACTGGTCAGTGTCCAAGTTCCAGTTCGCCTTCGGAAACCTGCATAGAAGCCGCGCTTAACGCACAGCTTGACTACATGTGCGTGAACTGGCTCTATCAACCCTACTACGAGACGAATGTGAACAATGGTCATCCCATTGTTCTTTACTTCCTAAGTCAGTCGGCAACCTGGTCAGGCACGAACTTCAATACCGTCTTTGGAGTAGTAGCGGCACACGCCACTGCCGGAAACTCTTGCGGCTCTGGCCACACTTACACCGCGACCGTAGATTTCCTCGACGAGAATTCAGGAGCATTTAGCGAGACTGGCATCGCTGGCGGGTATGCTTGGCCCCAGCCGAATACCTACTCGATCACGAATCAGTTTCACTGGCAAGGGCCGGGGTCGTTCGATTACCTCGCTGACTTTTATTCTCATGCCCGGTCGAATCCAACAAAGATCGCGATGGGCGTTCTCTATAAAGGATTCAATGACCACGGGGCGAGTTGGGGATCGAATCGGACAATTGCCCAACAGTGCGGCGGGGTTCTCGGCCTAACTGCGGCCAAGATTGGCGCTTCGGGCTATAACTCATCCAGTCAGTTGCAATACGTTCAAGTGGCCACATGGAACGACTACGAAGAGGGAACGGAAATAGAAACCGGACTCGACAACTGCATAACCATCGGAACGCCAACTATTGCTGGTGGAACGATATCGTGGCCGCTTATCAAAAGCGACACGACCTACGCATCGACCTCAACCATCAGCAGCTTTCAAATCTGGACCGGAACGACAATCCCGACCACTCTCTTCGCTTCGGGAATCTCTCCGTCAGTTACCTCAATCACCTCCCCTACCTTGTCCACTGGACAAAGTGCATGGGTCTATGCGGTCGGCGGACCATTGATCCAGAACCGGTTATCGCTCCCATCGGCAGCACCAAGCGGAGTTTGTAAAGGCGTCACCTTTACCGGGGGAATCACTACTACCGGCGGAATCATAATCCCATGCATGTAATGAAAGCTATCTTCGCGGGTCTCTTATTTGTGTCGATTGCTTCGGCGCAGATGATTTTCAATGGTGCGCCCGGATTCTCCGTGCCCAACGATCCCACGGTTGGCACCACGTTAAATGGCACAGCAATCATCGGTTCGACTGGGGCCATCGGAGCGACCACGACCGCAGCCCAACAAATCTACATCGTGGTAGACAATGCTGGAACGACTGGCAGTGCAACCTTAGCTTATTCCGGGATCGCTAAATGTACCTTCGACACCTCAGTTCCTAATGCAGCGAACTACTTCGTCATTGAATCTCCTTCGTTCAATGGTCAGTGTCATGCGCAACCAACCGCTCCCACCAGTGGATGGGTTATCGGTTTCCTTTACGATTCCTTAACGACCATCGGACAGACTTCGCGCGTCATCGTCTCCCCATTCCCGATCAGCGGTGTTGGTTCTATCCCTGTGCCTCTTATGGTGGGCGGCACATCGTTCATCGGGTTCACGGAAGATCCGTTTTGCGCCATCAATTCTCCCTTAGATATTCTCTGCGACCTGAATGTCGGAGGAGGAAATTCAGAACTTGTTTTCAATGCGAACGGCGCGAATCAAATCCTCGCCTATACCAACGTTCCCCAAGGCTTTACCGCATTACAAACATTCATCGCCGGCCTTACCGCAACTGGGCCGATAAATGCGAACGGTGGATTGAGTACAACGACACTGAGTGCGACTGGACCCGTCACCGCTAGCGCAGGGATCACCACAACGACACTCGGAACTACGGGGCCAGGGGCTGGCGGAAATGCTGAAACGCAGGGAGCAGTTCCGAATTTGGCCGCGTCCCCGAACAGCATCATCGTTAACGGTGCCCCGAACTCTGTCACTTCGCCTTACTTTCAATATTGGCCGGGTGCGCCGGGGACGGGATTGTTTCTCGGTACAGCCTCAGCCGCGGCTACTTTCGGAACTTGCGTGTTTAGTGCTGGTGCAGTTACTTCGTGTCCCGTCAGTTCTGGTGGCACCTATGGCGAGACGCCTGGATGCTGGTTAACTGGCGGCGGCGGTACTGGGGCTCTCTGCACGTTCACGATGTCCGGTACTGCAATCGCTACAGTGGTGATATCTCCCGGCGGCGTTGCATACACTTCGGCTCCAACGGTGAACGCGACCAAGGAAGTCGCAGTCTCTCAAGTTCCCTTGCCAATTAGCGGCGCGGTCACGGCGGCGGATGTAACCTGCGGCACTGGCGGAACGATTTCTTCCTGCGCGTCGGCCACAACAATTCCGGGACTGAGTTTCACCCTGCCCTTACTGGCTACGAACTGGACGATGGACTGTGATTTAGTCGTAGGTCAGGCCACGGCGGCAACGGCAAATCAGTGGCTCATTCAAACCGCAACCAACGGCGTAACTAATACCACTGCCTCCTACACAATGGCCACCGCAGCTACGGCAGCTATGGCGGTTGGCGCGGTCACCGATCAAGCCTCGACTACCACAGCCTTTCAAATCTCGCCATCGTGGACGCTGGGCGGCACTGCGACCAAGATGCCGGTGCACATCCACGCGCTACTTGAAGGGGTTTCGGTATCTGGAACCGTGGTCAATCTGCAGGTGCTCGCGCCGACCGTGGCCGACCTGCTCACCATTTACCGAGGGGCTTCGTGCTCACTGCATCAGTGATGACTTACGTAAGACAGATTCTCGTAGCCGTGCTGCTCTGTGGCCTGAGTTACGCCCAGATCGGCCTCAACACTCCCGTGCAGATGAATGTGTGGGCCGTCCCCTATACGACATCCACTTATAGTCCAGATGGCCTCAACGTAGCCTGCCCGAACGGTGGAGGGGCGGTCGATACCTTTTTAGCGGCCAATGCTAGAGCAACCATCCTTCCGGGAACGGCGCGATGTGTCGATCAGACTCCTTCCGCAGGACCGTACTCAAGTCCGACCTACTCGTGGACCGGCTTCGACGCGATGGCGTTGAACTATCTGAATTCTTCGACCGGGCTTGCGGGAACCAGCGCCAATGCGACCGGACATCTTGCATTCGTGGTTCAGCATCAGGCGAATCCATCGCTCTCGCCTCCCGGCTACACCCCGCCCTACATCGTTACCCAAGGCTGGGCCGATGCCGCAATCTGCGGAACGGTGAATTCTCCCATCGGCTTTCTGTGGGCGGCAAATCAGATTTATCAAGCAGGCTGGCAAACCTGTTTCAAGATCAGCGGCACGAATTACTACTTTCAGACCACCAATGCTATTTCCTGCCTAACCGGATCGTCCACGCCCGCATTTACCATCGGCGGCACCAATATTTCGGATGGGGGATGCGTCTGGAACTACGTTGGGATCCATGCTCTACCTCAGGATGTAGTGACCAATGGGTGCTCCTCGACTGGCACTTACGGATTTGTGGCGCCGTGGCAAGCCGGTCAGCCTTATTCTCTCGGAAATCAGGTTACAGCCGCAACGCTGGTCACGGGAGGAGTTTGCTACAAAGTCACAACCGCTGGCACCAGTGGCGGCAGTCAGCCGGCTTGTATCACTACGAACACCTGCGGCGCGACCGTTACCGACAATACGGTGACTTGGACCAAGGAAACCTCCAACGTCGTTCTCAATGCCACCACTGAGACGGGAGCGCCGGATTCTACTTGCACGGGATGCGGAACGGCCGGGTCGGCGAGCGTCTTAGCGCAAAGTTTCTTAGTGCCATTTGAGCAACCGTACATGGTGTGGGTGGCGCGGCTCAATCGCGATGTCATGATCCATACCTTAGCGGCGAACTATGGCCAGTATGTGGACTACGAGCGCTTTGGCTGGTCTCTGGGCGGAGAACATTCCCCCGAACTGATGACCATTGTCGAAACCGTTCTGCCTGTCGCCTTTCAAGATGACGAATCCCTGGAAGCGGAATGGGTGGGTGGGGCGGAAGTCATGATGCGATTGAATTCGGCCTGGTGGGTGAATCATTGCCAAGGGACCGGCGGCTGCAATTTCAAAATGGTGGCGGCGGTGAATTGTGGTGCGGGACTTCCGAATACTCCCGGCGGGGTGGATTGTACTTGGGCTGCGGACGAAGCTCTCTATGCCGCCAGTTTGCCGGGTTACATCGTCGGATCGAATGGGGTAGCAGGGTTTCAATGCAATGGCTGCACTCAGCCTGGCGACCTTACGGCCAACGCCTCAGGCGCGCCAACCTCAAACGGAAATAGCCTCTGGCATCCGCTTCTCTACGGCAAAACCACAATCATTGAGCAGATGGCGAATTGCTCGACTCCGGTCTCGACCTGCCCACAAGCCTCATCCGGAACGGCGGTCGGGGATCTACGAGTGATCTTGCCGTTCGCTACTCAGTCTGGAGTAAACATTTTGGAGATTTACGAGAAAGACTGGAAATGTGCGTTTCTCGGCACCAGTTGTTCAACGCAAGCCAGTTACTTACAAGCCTTCATCAATGCTTCGCAGGGAATCCCTACAGCCACCGGACAGACGGTTGGATCGGGAAATAGTGTTGGCGCGGGGACCATGCAATGAAAAAACTCTTACTGATCTTCCTTTCGATAGCCGGCCTCGCTGCGGCGCAGACCCAAATCAATTCGACTCCTAATCCGGTGACCGCCTTAGTGCTACCCGCTCTCACCGTGCCCCTGAGCGCCGTTCCTGTGACCATGCAATGCCTGACCGTACTGACGGATGGTACACAGAGCACCCCAGCGCTCTTGGCCGTATGGTCCAGTTCCAATCCTGCAGTAGCCACCATCGTCTCTGGGCTGAATGGAGTGGCAACCATTGGCCTAGTTGCAGCGGGTACTACCACGATTTCCTGCTTCATGAGCGGGAAGACCGGATCAAATACTCTGACGGTTACTGCCACCCCGACTATCACCGCTCCGAGCTGTGGAACGCCGCCCTGCGCTTTGCCGGGTGGAAGCAATGGCGCGGCATATACCAGTTCACTGGCTGCGACGGGTGGCGTGTTGCCTTATACCTGGACTTGCCCGACCACATGCAGTAAGCCAGCATGGTTAAGCATCAATGCTTCCACGGGCGCTTTGACCGGCACAGCAGCTACCGGCAGCACGACTTTTACCATTCAGGTGTGCGATAGCACCAGCCCTACTCCATCCTGCAATACGCTTTCGGTCACTCTTGCGGTGACTAGCAGTTGTGGACCTCCGACATACAGTTGCTCACGAACCGACACTTCACCCCTATCTTATGCCGCTTCCCTTGTTCCTCCTCAAATGGGAGCGAATTCCTGTAGCGCGGGAAGTTTGGCAGCCTGCGGAAACCTGGTCGGAGCTGGAACCTTAGTCAACGACCCGTTCTTGTCGAATCCGGTCATGCGCCTTACCGATAACACTACGAGTCGGGCGGACCAGCCGAACGTCACCAACGTTGCCGATATCAGCGGATCGGGCGATGAGATGCATTTCAGTTGCGACTCGTCCATGGTTACCGTGGGAAGTATTAATAGTTGGGCCTTCCCCATGAATTTCACCTGGGGTTCGGCACCCACGAAGATGTACGCCACCTCGTTCGGAAATGGCGGACTCTACTTCTCGGGTGCGAATGGCGGCATGGCATGGGGCCACGTATGTCCGAGCAATGCCAACGTTCTATACATCCTGAATGGCACCGTGTTGGGGCATTATAACCTTGCGGGAAATTGCCCGACGTGTACCGCGCCATCCGTGGTTACCGACTTTGACTTCGCCAGTTCCGCGAATTGCTTGGGAACCTATACGTCCACTTGGGCGGATTTTGGTGGAGGCGATCAGTTTGATACGGACTATGCTGTTGGCTTTTCAAAAACCGGTGGACAGGGTACAGGAACGAAATTAGCGGTCTGGCGCAAAGGCTTTGGCTGTCGCGTACTCGATACTTCCACGGATACCGTGACTGGCGATTGGGGTCCGACCGGCGTCATTCCCGGCACGCCCTGCACCGGAACCATTCACAACGACAAGATTGCCAAGGTTGGCGGGAGCGCCGGATCTGTTCTCTGGGCAATCACGGGCGCATCGGCGGGATGTGGAACGTCAGCGGCAACCCAACCGTGGCAGTGGAATTATGCCAGCTCTACCTTGACCGGAAGCATTTCTTCGGCCTGCACCGGAGTTCATTGTTCTGGCCATTGGACCGAGGGATTATCCACCTTCGCGAACAATCCTGGCGATGTTGCTCCGAATGCACTGACGGTCAGACCTTTAACCACTCCCGGAACAGGAACTGGCATCACTCCGGTTTATCCCGTGGTTGCGCCAACGGACTCCCATTTCGGCTGGAACCAACTCATCGACTCGCAACCATTCTTAGGAACCTTTTCGCGCTTTACCGGCTTACCTCCCGTGGCCGCATGGGAAAACGAGGTAGTCGGCTTCCAGCCCATTTCGAGCGGCAAGCAGTATCGCTTCGCCTCCACCTATAACACTGGAGTGAGTCCCTATTTCTCTACCCAATACGCGATCGGCAGCGTTTCCCAGGACGGCAAGTATTTCATATTCTCTTCCGACTGGATGAACACACTGGGCTCCATCAGCGGCGGAAGTACCTGCGTTCCTCACGGCCCGAATTGGGCAGCTTCCACTGTCTACGCGGCTACGCCCTACTTGTCGAGTTTCCCTGCCAATGGCGGGGTCATCAAGCCGACTTCAGGAAATGCTGGTGGATATTCCTACAAAGCCTCCACTGCCGGTACGAGTGGATTAGCGCCTCCTACGTGGCCACAGACAGTTGGTGGAACCGTTGCCGATGGCAGCACCTTGGTCTGGACAAACGTTGACGCCGAAGGGACAACGAAAGCCTGTCGCGGTGATGTATTTGTCGTCCTCTTGCAGTAATTGAAAAGAAGGAGTTTCTCAAATGAAAACTGTACACACACTGATCATCGCAGGGGCAATCATTATAGCCGGAGCGCTGGCTGGACTCGCGCAAAGCTATGGCGGATTCACCTTCGGCCCGATTGCCCCAGCCGTGGCGAATTGCCCCATTGGTCAGGCAAATTACGCCACATTGTGCTCCGTGGGAACGTCACCAACGAGCTACGCGACCTACGTCAGTTACAACTTGGGAGCATACCAACCCCTGATCCCGCCTCCTGCTCCAGTAGGCGTGACTTCCTTCAATAAGCGCACTGGAGACATTCAATTGACGGATCTGGACGTGCAACAGGCTGGCGTAAAAGTCTCTACGACCGTGACGGCAGTTTCTACCGTTCAGTAAGAGCGTGGTGGTCTAGTTGGTCCTGAGGTTTGTGGCACCAGAATTTAGGCGGCGTTTGTTCATCATGCTCTAGGATTCGAGTCGGATCGGCGCACGTGGTTACCTCTTCGTTCTCCAATTTACCCAAGCAATTGCATTCGGTATGGGGATCGCCAATTTCTCCAGAACACGTCATTGCGTAAGCGCATCTCCGTCTTGCGGGTCACCTTGACGGCTGGCACGTCGGGCGGCTCGGGCGCGTCGCATGACGGAATTTTTGGCACAATACCTACTTGCTGAAGGCTGCCTGTATAGCAAGCTACTGACTCCACTTTTTCACCGCATTCGTCTGGGAAGATGTCTTTGATAGCCTTCGTGGATTTCCCGAAGGTGATTGTTTTGTCACAACTATCGGTTGTCGTCGGCAGAATGGTATGGTTTTCGGTTGTTTGCCCTACTGCTGTACCCACCAAAACCAGCAATGCTAAAAAGTAAGGTCTCATCGTCCAACCTCGTCTTTCCTTGGCAGCCGACATGATGGCTTGTGTTTATGATCTTCAGAGCCGCCCGAGATTTCCCCATTCTTCGACGCGCCCATGACACCGCCGTCAGGTAAGACTTGCACATATCCTACCGGGCATTGCCAAAATCCTGGCATTGCATATTTATCCCAGTACGGGTGGGCAATCCACAATGGGTCTGGGTTTTCTCCAGTCGCGTGCGGCACAGGATAAGTCCCGTGAGTCTGGGTACGCTGCGTCTGACTTTCGCATCGTGCCAGTCCCAAGCAAAGTACCAGTAGTGCCAAAAAGTAAGTTTTCATTTCTCCTCCAATACTTTCTTTACAGCGGGATCGCCTCCTCTTTCAAATACAGCATTTTCCGCAGTGATTTGAGGGGTCTGGACAGTGGCACTCACAAGCGCATAAGTGCGGCCACATGATCTCAATTCCTGAGTAGGTGCGACTGCGCCGAATCGTCAACCTTGGCAAATAGCGCCAAAACTTCCAAAGTTTCAGTCTCAGTTTCATTTCCCTTTTTCCCTTTCGTCGCACCTGTTTCAATCCTTCGTAGATTCTTTACTTGGGAGAGCCGGGCTTTCACCTCGAAAGATGCTGAATTGCCTGTAATATCTGGTCGAGCATCAAACACAATCCAACGGAGGTTACGCAAAGCACCGCAAATATCCCCAGTAGTAATTTCTCGTTCATATCGGAGCGTTCCTCTTCCTGCGTTGCCATTCACTTCTCCTCTTTCTTCCTTGTTTGATCTCGGAAGTTCAGCCGCGTGGTAACCTCTCCCTCTCGATACGCGGCCTATGAGCGGAGTCAATCAGTTCAAAACGGCCAACGGTAGTAAGCGCAAATTATCCAGAGCAGCCCAAGGACGATAAGGAGGAAGCCTGGGAACATGTCGGAATTTATAAAATTAAACATTGGAATCAGGAGTACTAAACGTTTAATAATGTTCAACAGTCTCTGGAAGTTTGTCAATTTTCACTTCCTGTTCTGCTCGTTCTTCTGAGCGATTGGCGTTGATCCGCAGACTTCACGGTGTTTGATTTCTACTCGAAATCTGCTCGATCAATATTTGGCCATCTGGCGTGAAAGGCTTTCCAGCGCTCCTCCACGGTTAACGGACGTGTGCGCCAATGACCGCCAAAGATCAATGCCGCTGGCACCGTGAAGGGACCACCTGCGGAAAACACTACTGACGCCATAAGAACGTCGTGGGTTGGGGCGCGATACGTAAAACCGCCCAATAACATGCCGTAATTGAAGTAGCTGCATATGAGCCAAATTGCCGCAAGCCTGAACCAATTAATTCTTTTCATACTTCTCCTTTGTTTGATCTGGGACGGGAGGGGCTGGGAGTTCGCGCTCGGCACGCTGGCGATCCACAATCCTGTCGGATTTATACATAACAAATAGACACAGCAAACCTATTGCCGCTATCATCTCTTCGAATTGTCCGCTATACATCAAAACACCCACCACAAAAAGTAAAGCCATGGGTGCGATCAGACCAAAAAGTAAGGTGATGCCCTCTACGATATTCCGCAGTCGTCTCATGGTCTCAACTCTCTTTCTCTTTCGTTTCTTCTGATGAGGGGACGGACGCGGCCACTTTTACGTCTTTCCGCAAATCTTCATCCATCCACTCAGCTAGGTGCCAGAACACTACGCCAAGAGGGCATAGACCATATACAAATTGCAGTATTGAAATGCTAGGGTCTTTTACGCCTCCCAAAAGCATAGCTACGGCTGCTATCCGCATAATCATAGGAGGTATTTTCAACATCATGTCGATTCCTTTCGTGTTGGCGTTGAGGGGAGAGCCGCCACACCCGCCAACGGGGGAAGAGGTATTGAACGTTGCCCCGCTTCGTAGGCTTCTGCCAAACCTACCGCGAGTAATGGGATTGCGTCCTCTGGAGCCCAGCCAATTTCCACGCCGCCCATATTGACGAGCGCTGCGGCCTCATGGACCTGATCGTGAAGCTCACCTGCTAACCTAGTGAACTTCTTGACTGTTTCGTCGCGCACTGTAATTAAATCAGACTTTTCAGGTCGGGGAGCCACTACGACGGATCGGGCTCCAGCGTCGGCACGGGGCCATCTGAAGAATGTCCAGCACATTGAGGTTTGTTTGGACATGTAGCAGCCTAATTCATCCCGCTGAAGTTTGAGCTCAAACATTCGCGCCGGACCATTCTCGAATACTAGGCGAAGTTCTTCGTCAGGCATCAGCGTTTCTTCTCTTGCTGGTGAGGGCGCGTCAGTAACGAAGTGTTTCAATTTTAAGACGGCATCTTTCTGCGCTTCGTTCAGGTCGATCCAAATAGATGCATGATGTTCGTTCTTGGTGGGGCTGCTTTCTTCGAAGCCAATAGCGGCGCACGCGACCACGGCCAGATGCAATCTTTCCAGTGAACGATACAGCGATATTGACATTCTTTCTTCGGCGTTCATTTCCATTCCCTTCCTGTCTCTTTTACTACCGCACCCTTGTGGACGCGCATTCTCCCGCTAATCTCGAAAAACCGCAGACTCCATATATCGCAGGTATGCCTGTGTCATTTGATACGTTTGTTGCTGTTCAGTTAAAAGTCCCCACCAATCTAAAGCGAGTTGTTCATTCGTGGTTGCTGGTGAGGGCGTAGCCTCCGCGCCGATCAATGGTTGCCAGTGTGTGACGTGTAATGGTTCGTCGGGGCCGAAGCTCGAATAGAAACCCTCTTCGCCGGGATTAGCGTCCCAATAGTGCGCTACGTCTTGCCAAAGCGACTGCCGCTTGCCTCCGCACTCTCCGAAACCAATCTTGTTGTCAAAGTTTGCGACGATGATGTGCTCACCCGTTTTCGGCGCACTCTCAATCGGCATCCACCCTGAATGTGTCGTCGCAGCTTCCTTAGAGTAAGCCGCAACCCGCGATTGGCGTAAGTAGTCAGTCAATACGATATCGTCGTCATCCGCGTTTGCTGGGATTGAGCAGCGCGCTTTGTCGGGCTTGTTGAAGTGTGAGTTGATGAGCCGCCGCGCCGCTTCAAGCGCACGCTCTACCGATACCTTTCTCGCAAATAATCCCTTATGCGGTTCCGGCGTGTTCCCGGCTGTCTCAGGTTTCGTCAACGTCATCTCCGTCTCCGCAATGAATCGCTTGGTTTCGTCGTCGCACCATTGAGACTCAAGGAGCATAACTTTTCCCTTAATTGCGACTAGGCGGCGATGTACGTAAACTGTACCGTTATCGAAGATTGGTTCGCCGCAGTGAATGCAAATCGCATTTGACGGCGTGTTCCCGGCTGTAGAGACTGGCTCGGATTTCATAAATCCCCCCTTACTGAACTGCATGTTTGTGTTGATAGAACCATTGCATGATCTTTCGCCGCTCGTCGGCTGTTGAAGGATTCACGCCACAGGTGCAATTGATGGGTAGCGAGTCATCCCACACCCGGAGCAGCCAGTACCGATACTTGCGATCATCTGACAGGTAGGCGTCACTTCTCATTATTTCCTCCAAGAACGCGACCGCTAGCTTCGGACAGGCTCGGATTTCATGATTGTTCTCCCATCACTTTGCGGATGGCGGATTCCGCAGAATCAATCAGGCCACCCGCAACCATGATCCATGTCTGCCCCGGCTCATTGCCGTTGTGGGCGGAAGTCACAAGCGCCTCTAACGCTTCTAGTAGTTCTGGCGCGGCGGCGATTAACCGAGCATTGGCGGCATTCTCTGGAGTGCGTGTGGCCTTATTGTTGGCCGTGTCGCAGATATACACTCCAAAACCTTCTCTCGGCTTCGACATGACGCGATATCCCCACGACACTACTTCCCACGGCCCCGGAGTATGCTTTGTTGTCATGGCTGTCCCTTCTTCAACTCAGACTCAACCTGTTCCAGCGTATCGCTTCCCTTATCGGTCATCGCGGTCCCTTTTCTGGTGCTGGTCTCCAAATAAAATCACCTTTGTTCTCGCTGACGATTGGCTCCGTTGCCTTGCAAGCGCACTCCTCGCCGATTAGCGGCTCTGCGACGGTCCGCCAGAAGTTGCGCACCATGCCGTAAGGGACGTGGTTATCTTCCTCTGCTCCGAATAGGCCGAATTGTTCGAGCACCCACTTGGCTTCGTTCGAGTCGCAGCGCCGAGGCCCCATGGACATAGTTTGCTTCGAGATGCTCAGGTGATATTCCGGCCCCTTGTTTTCGTCGGCCATTACCTCAACGGCGCTGAGCACGGCAAGGCTCGATTCATTATGGAAGAACGCGCGGATCGGATAGCCCATTGAAGGAGTGCGGCTCGTAGGGATTTCGCGCCAACCTGCGCGGTTAGGAATCAGCACCTTCACGATGCTCAAAGTGCCATCCGAAAACGTATCCGGCGTTCCCTTATCGTTGGGCATTGGTTAGCTCCCCTACCACACAACCTAGATGATCCTTTGCGTATTGCTTTGAAACGGTCTGCTTGCGAGTTTTGGAGAATGTTGCGGGTCCGCCGTGACATCTTCCGCACAAAATGGCGCTTGGCTCTGGCATTGCACAAGTGTGGGCGCGTCCCGGTTCTATGAATTTTGATTGATTGCAGGCCGTTCGCGCGATCATGCGAGGCTTATCCAAGCGGACGAGGCGCTCTCCTCCATCCACAGGCGCCCACCAATGAAGTTCCACGCTCGCAATCTTGTGCATCAAGAGACCCATCTTGTTCGCCGAGTAAACATGCGTTGGAAATCCCTTCGCCTCCGTGATTCCGAACCTCTTCCAACCGGGAAAGTCTGGCCGACCATCTGTATAAATCGACTCATCGCACGGCCTTCCTGCTTTGCTGGGTTCACTCGGCATCTAATAAACTCCTTTTCATCTACGTGTCCCCTCTTCTTGGTAAGGGGCTTCCGGGTAACCTACCCACCGTCATGCTTGCTCGTGGCTAGATTCACCGACTGCCAACAGTTTCAACTTCTTATAGCCAGTTGTTTTGAAATCGTTCGCGCGTAAGTCACGCCAGCGCCAAGGTTCGTATATTGCACCGTACTGAATCGCTTGAGCCACGGACTCATCGGGTGCGGAGCCACGACGATTACGGATTTGTGCAACATCTCGAATGCGTGGTAGATTTCCATGCTGGTCCCGCAACTCGGCTTTGGACAGTTTGCGAAGATTACGTCGGACGCATAGATGTCCTGCATGTCATTGCCAACGATTTCTTCCGCCACTCCAGGTTCCAGTTCGCGGCCTCGGTAGTCGTGGCGCATTGGATCGAGGAATTCGTATATGTCGGACAATCGTTCGCGCACTTCCGCCCGCCAATCATTTGCTTCGGAATCACTGCAAGCGTTGATCGGTCCCGCTAAATAGATCGTCGGTTTCGCCAAAAAATTCCTCCTGTATCGGCCCGCCTATCCAAGACGGGGATGAATTGTGAGACTCGATGCGATGAGTCAAGATGGCTGCTCTCATCGCCTTATTCTGCGGTTTGTAGGTTCCTGTCCAGCGGTTGTCTAGTCCAACGTTTCGCGCTACATTGGTGCTGTCGGCGCTCGACAGTGGCAGATGCCGATAGACTTCGACGTTCAGCATTCGCAGCCCATGAAGCCTAGCCATCGGCCTACCCTGAATCGTGCAAGCCTCCATCGCTCGCGCCATTCGCTGCCACCATGAATCGTTGCCCACCGTGGCCCATGCTCCACTGCTGCCAAGAGCTACTCGCGGCCATTCTGTGCAAAGTCTGGTTAGCCGCTCAAGCGATTCGTGGAGATGCCATACCGGAACTCCCGCAACGTCGCCAAACGGCCATTCCTTCAACATCGCGTCATTGACAGATTCATCTCCGTCGATCACGTCTGGGATCACGGCCCAATCGAAGCCGGGATGACAAAGCCACTCGTCAACAAAGGCGTAATAATCGGCCCATTTCGCTTCCGTCTTAGCCTTCCACATCGAAAACGCGCCATTGTCCAGCATGAATGATTGACAGACTTCCGCAGCGATTGGAAGTTGATCTGGAGCGGCAAACGAGATGCACGCATGGCGACCCTGCCAGCAGGCTAAGGCTGCTTCTTGTGGCGTAATCGGCCCTCCGTGGTAGTGGATCAAATCTCTCACCATCTCCTCAAAACGCCAGTAACAACCCACACTAAAAGGGCTATTCCGATGCCTATAGCTAAACACCACATCTCACCATCTCCTCTCAGTTTGTAGGCAGGTACCTATCCCACTGAACTATTTATTTCCACTGCTTAGTAGACTCGTAAGACTCAAAGCGCTTGCTCCTGGTCAGTCTCAGCGATTCATCTACGAAGCACGTCTCCGAACTTTGACCCGAAGTTTTGTGCTGCCTCATCCCGCGAAGCAGCACACTCAGGTTTTATGGCACGGTGCAAGCTGAAGCCGTGCTGTCGGGTGCTCGCACCGCTTTCCTGCTTTGCTGGGTTCACTCGGTTTCTCATTTGCCATTCAATAAACTCCTCATCGTCTACGAAACTACTTCTCTATAAGGGGCTGCCGAGTCAGGTCAGACTTGCTTCGAGTTCGTCGCCGTGCCGTTTTCGGGTGATCCGCAAATGCCTCCACAAATCGCCAAGAGAGCTTGCTGCAAAATTGCCCGATACCTGAGTGAATGTTCATAACGACGATCCCTTGCGGCATGATCGCCATGTACCAGTCACAGCCGGAACTCCATGCGGCGGAACACTTTGCGCGATGGAAAGCCTCGCCTATCACAGAAATTCCGACTTCTTCTATGTCTTGGTCGTTGATCGGAATGTCGCTCAATTGATGCTCCGCCCCAAAGACTGGAAAGCTACCGTTGCCATCAGCGATGAAAAATTCCACTTTCAACTCCTTTGTGCTTCGGGGTAACCTACCCTCCGTCAGGCTTGCTGTTGGTTAGCTTCACCGAAAGCCATCACTCCCTGGGTTCGTAGTTCTTGATTCATCCACAACACTTCCGTCCTGTCGAGCGCTCCGTCCGCGAGTGCTGCTCTTTCGACGCGATGCCAGTCCGGGAATAACTGTTCGTCGTAGAGCTGGCACGCATAGCCGGAAATAATTACCACGCCTTTCAGTTCGCGTAGCACTTCTGCCATCTCGCAATGTTGCTCATCCGTCATCTCGAAGTTGTATCCATGATGGCCGTGAACTTTCGAGCTGCGCGTGTCGTGAACGTAGGGCGGATCGCAATAGTGCAGCGTCCCATGCCCGTCGTGTCGCAAACACACCTCCATTGCATCGCGATTTTCGATCACCACTGCGCGTAGCCGCTGAATGATGGCTTGCAGGGCATCAGGGAAGTTTGCCCAATCGTGGGCTGGCCTTGTCCCGCTTCGGTTCGAGTTCGATCGAAACCCGCTCTGGATGTTGCGGCATAAGGCATTGGAACCGAACCCCATGAAAGACCTGATCGCGGTTCGGCGTGCCTGCTCTAAGGGGTCGTCGCATACCTCGAAACTTTCGCGGTATTCAGTCCGCGCAAATGGTGTCGTCTCTAAGGCCTTCGTGAGTTCCGGCCCTCGTTCGCGCACCACTCGAAACAGGTTCACTAACTCCCCGTCAAGATCGTTGTAGATTTCCGCATAACTGCGCTCCTTCTGCATCAATACACTCCCCGCGCCGCCATACGGTTCAACATAGACACGATGGGCAGGGAAATGGCCGATAATCCACGGTGCAAGCTTCCACTTTCCTCCGTGATATCGAAGAATCGGCCGTTCCGGTGTTGAATTCAAAATGCTCACCATCTCCTCTCAGTTTGTAGGCAGGTACCTATCCCACTGAACTATTTATTTCCACTGCTTAGTAGACTCGTAAGACTCAAAGCGCTTGCTCCTGGTCAGTCTCAGCGATTCATCTACGAAGCACGTCTCCGAACTTTGACCCGAAGTTTTGTGCTGCCTCATCCCGCGAAGCAGCACACTCAGGTTTTATGGCACGGTGCAAGCTGAAGCCGTGCTGTCGGGTGCT